TTGACTAAATTCTAAGAGGTGGGTTGCGGCTCACCTCTTATTTGATTGAGAGGTAAGAGATATGGCATGTAAGAATGTTTGTAAACTCTGCAATCACCTTGTGTTGTCTACCGCAATTGCATTCACAGGTGGAAATCTTGTGGTTACTATTCCAGAAGGAAGCTACAATAATGGAGAAAAATACTGCATTGTTTTAGCACAATCTATTCCAAATGCAACCACAATTACTGCCCCAGTGATGATTCAGATAGGAACAGGAACAACATTGTATCCGCTAGAGAATCGTTGCTGCGCACAGGTAACAGCATGTGGTGTCAGAACAAGAACAAAATACGCAACCAGAGTTGTAACAAGTGCTACTGGTGGAGTGTTCAAAATGTTAGGAAACCCGGCATGTAGCCCGAATAACAATCTGACTGCAATCAATGGTACAGCCCCAACGACAGAAGCACCTGTTACGCAGGCTGTTAGAAAGGGGGCACTGTAATGCATAAAGTTGCAATGGAAATGGGAAAATGGGCTATGGAAAAAGCCAAAACACATGGCTTCGATAATCTCAGTTCTCAAGATTGGGACGATTTGAAAGATTGCATGGAATCCGTAAAGTGCGCGATTTGTGCAGATAAAGATTACAGAATCGTAGAAGCTATGGACGAATGCGAACAGGAAGAAAAGTATCTTGGACGCATGGGCTATGACCGTTACCGCTATTCAAATGGGCGTTTCGCTCCAAAAGGTAGGGGAACCAGAAAAGGCTATAGACCGTATCTGTATATGCAGGATGATGACTGGATGGATGAGTATTTAAACAATCCAGAATTTGAGCGCAATATGTACCGCATGGGATATCATCCAGAGCGTAGTGATATGGAAAATGATGGTATGAATATGAATTGGAAGAAGTCCAGATACGGAGAATCTTATGATAAATACGATGAAAACCGTAGACACTATCATGATTCCAAAGACGCTGAATCAAAGAGAAAAATGGATGATTCCATGAAAGAATACACTTCCGATATTATCCGTAATCTTACGGAAATGTGGTCGGATGCAGATGCAACGCTCAGACAGCAGATGAAAACTGACCTGACCAGACTTGTACAGCAGATGAACTAGAGCAATAAATGAATTAAGTCCTTGTCGCAAATTAATGCGGCAGGGGCTTTTTTCGTAGAAAGGATGGTGAGAAACCATGCTGAAACAATTCTATATGAACGGGGACTTATGGAGAGTTCACTTTGTTTCTCCCCATGATAATGTTTTGATTGACCGTACAGGGCAGAGGACACTTGCTGTATCTGATTACTCTACAATGACAATTTCGATTGCGAACAACCTACATGGCGAACTTCTAAATCGTGTATTTATCCATGAATTAGGTCATTGCGTGATGTTCAGCTACGGTCTATTAACAGAACTTCACCGCATGGTTAAGAAACGATATTGGGTGGACGCAGAGGAATTTGTATGCAATATTCTGTCCGACTATGGACAGTTTGTTATTGGCACAGCCAGAGATATTTTAGGAAACCAATTCACATATGTTTCTCCTGTTGGAATGGAAAGGGTGATTGCATGAGAGTATTAAGATTTATTGTAAATAATCAAAGAATTTATCCAGATCCCAAGTGTGATTTCTCTGGACTGGTAAAGGGCACGACTGGATATCTTAAAGCATTGTTTATCTTTTCACCAGAGTGGAACGGATGTAAAACAGCTGCTTCATTTTGGAGAATGGAAAGAGAATATCCAGTAATACTGAAAAACAATCAATGTGAAATTCCGCCAGAAGCCCTTACTTGGGATTGCTTTTTTGTATCTGTCACTGGCGTAAAAGATAACGGAAAATACATTATAACCACTGGTAAAACTAAAGTATCACAGAGGGGGTAGAACATGGCAACAGCACTTGATTTACTTATGAGCACAAAAGAAGATGTTAATTTGCTTTCTGAAGAATCCGATATATGCACAATTGACGCTAAGACAAGGGCTATTTTCGTGCCCTCTACAATCGTAGTTGGTGGGGTACAATCTGACAAGAATGCAGAACGTATTAAATTTTCATGTCCCAAAATTGTAGGAGATAATCTTGATTTATCCAAATTTTCAGTCAGAATTAACTTTGAAAACGTAAGCAGTGTGGATTTTAATGTTTCTATCAAAGACCAATACATTTGTGATGATGTAGCTGTAGATGGCGAAAATGTAACTTTTTCTTGGTTGATTGGAAGAAATGCAGCAAGGTATATGGGAACGGTACGTTTTATTGTTTGTGCTGTTAAAACGGATTCCGATTCAAATATTAGTGTTGAATGGAATACCGCAATAGCGGAAGTACCAGTGCTAGAGGGTATCGAGATTGATCAACCACAGATAGGCGAGCAAGAAAAAGATATTATAAATCAGCTTTTGGAGCTTACTAAAAACACATCTGCGGAAGCTGTTCAAAATGTAAATTCCGCAAAAGAACAAGCTATTAAGGACATCCAGAGTGTATCACAGCCAGACACTACATTGACTATAGAAGGTGGGCTTGCAGAAGCAAAAGCAACGGGAGAAGCTATTGATTCGCTAAAGGAAGATTTAGTTAATATAACCAACGGCGTAAAGCCTATACACAAAAATATAGTATGGCAGAATGGGTATATTGATAATAATGGAATTGTAAAAAAATCCTCACTTTCAAAATATGCTGTAATTTCGTTAAAATCTAATGAAACTGTTTTAGTTGGAACTCTTAATGCAAACATAACAATGCTTGGAAAAACAAATAGTGATACTGTATCGGTAGGAGATACTGTAACACCGATTAAAATAACAAGTCCATATGATCGTTTTGAAGATTATACATATTACACGCTTGAAGATGCCAAAATTGTTGTTTGCGTATTGACTTCAAATTATAAATTGAAGTTTTATGAAAAGCCATTTTTCTTAAATGAGGATACAAAAGTTTTCCATGTAACCGATTATGTCAATGGCACCTATTATAATACAGGAATTTTGGGTAAGTCAACTAACAGAGTAAGGACAAGTAATTTTTTAATCCTAAACAAAGGAGAGGCAGTTGATGTAAAAAATATTCCTTATGGATACGAATTAGCTATTTCATTTTTTGATTTTAACACAAAAAAATTAAAATACGGAGATGAATGGGGCGGTATATATCCTTATGTGGCACAAGAGAAGATATTAATGTTGCCACTATGGAGAAGAACAGATAATGCTGATTTGTCACCAAGTGAAATAACGGGAGATGTTGTCATTTATGGTACTTGTCTAACAGATATTAAATATAATGATAGTGTTATTGCAAATAATTTAGGAATACAAGACAAAATCAACCAAGCAAATCATTATCGAAGAAATAATACTAAACCATTATGTTTAGCACATATTTCAGATTTGCATCTTGATAAAATCAGATTGCAGAGATTTACAAATTTTATTAACAATATTAAAAACATTGATGATGCTATTTGCACAGGAGATATGACAAATAATTATAGTGATGGCATGACGTATTGGGATAGTGTAAGTGGTACTGAAAGAATACTGACTTGCATAGGTAATCACGATGGCTTGGCAAATCACAATGTAGATTGGTATTCAGGTCAATGCACTATGCTTGAAGCATACAACAAGTTTATAAACCCATATATTTCCAATTGGAATGTAACACATGATGTTGGAAAAACATATTATTACAAGGACTATAATTCTGAAAAAATAAGACTAATAGTTTTAGATAGTATGAGAAGTGGAACAGATGCAACCAATCAGAATACTTGGCTTGAAAGTGTTTTGTCAAGTGCTAAATCAAAAGGCTATTCGGTGGTATGTGCAACTCATTGTGTACCTCAAACATCTAAAGTGAATTATATTGATTGCTCTTTCAATTCTATCAATCTGAAATATGAAGATGAATATGATACTTGTGTTACAAACACAATCTATCAGCAAACTGTGCAAAATTTTATTGATGATGATGGCAAATTCATAACTTGGATTTGTGGCCATACACACGTTGATTTTGTATATACAACATCAGAATTTCCTAATCAATTATGGATAGTAGTTGCTTGTGGACTTCTTTCCAACAATCTTGACATTGATAGAACTGATGGTACAAAAAATCAAGATGCATTCAATATATTAACTTTCGATACTAATACAGAATTAGTAAAAGTTATTAGAGTTGGAGCTGACAGAGATAGAAGTATGCGACATTTGGGAACAATGAGCATCGATTACAACACTCATAGTGTTATTTATAATGATTAAGTTATGCTTGACCAATGGAAAGTACTCTAATTAACTAAAGAGGGCTTTAGTTAAGCAACCAAATTTAAGAAAGAGAGGAAATATGAGAGGATTAGTCCGTCAAAAGCAAAAAGTATATTGGTCACGAATAACAGAAAAAACAGAAGGATTAGACCGTATTAAAGTTTATGAGAAACCAGTTCTATACTCTTTTTCTGTATCATCTACAGCCGGAACACCAGAAGAAATTGCAGCTGGAATAGTGCCAGATTATGACAGGTATATTACAAGCTTTAATCGAAATTTTCATCCACAGGAAGCAGACATATTTTGGATAGACAGAATCCCACAAATAAGAGAGGATGGAAGTCTTATTTTGGATGAAAATGGAGAACCCACAGTATTGCCAGACTACACACTAAAGAAGATTTTAGACACACAAAAAGGCAATATTGCCAGATACGGAATTTCTAAAAGAGGAAACGAGGATGGGTAAGACAATAAAGTGTACCTTATCGCAGAAATCAATCCAAAATGCTATTGATGAAATAAAAAATTATCAAAAATCTTTAAGGAGCAAAAATGAAATCTTCATAAAAAGATTATGTGAATTAGGGATTCCAGTCATTAATCAAAATATTTTAGCAGCACAAGGCGATTCCGATAAGAACCATAATACTTACATCAAAATTAACAGTTTTGGAAACTATGCAGAAGCCCATTTAATATGCGAAGGAATAGACCTTTTGTTTATAGAGTTCGGTGCAGGTATTCACTACAATGGCACAGCAGGTTCTAGTCCGCATCCAAAAGGAGAAGAATTTGGTTATACAATCGGTTCTTACGGACAAGGAAAAGGAAAAAACGATTCCTGGGTATATGTTTCTGATTCTGGCGAATGGGTACGTTCTTACGGCACAGAAGCTACAATGCCAATGTATAAAGCCAGTGTAGAAATCATTCAGAATATCCGAAAAATTGCCAAAGAGGTATTCTCTTCTTAAAGATGATACCATAGTATACTGAATGATACCAACCAATTATGTTATCATTACAGTGTTAAATTGTAGCATAAAATGCAATGCGTTCACTATAAAGGTGGGCGCATTTTTTATTGTGAGGTGACAGATATGCCAGACACAATAGAATCCCCTGTATTAGAAGTTTTTTCAAGGTGGGGAGCGGCTGTTTCTAAGATTACTGGCGCAGACAATTACTCCATGGATGGGAGCGAGACAAATGCTTCTGGCAAAAAAGCATATGCACAGCTTTATATGCTCGGAAATCCAATTACGAGAGGTGACCTTGAAGGGGATGAATGCGCAACAATGCCATCGTTTCAAGTAAATTGCTTCACATCTGGGAGTAAAGCATTAACCAGATTGTATGAATTGGACAAGATAAGTCACAAAGCTATGGTGAACATGGGATTCCGTCGTACATATGGCCCGGAACCTATGTTTTTTGGTGACAGTGGAATCAAAAAGCTTGTTAGCCGATACAGCCGAATATATACAGGAAAATTACTTTAAACCAATGAACGCATAGACGTTCTTTTTTTATGCTTAAAACGAAAGCGAGGTGAGATTATGGATCAGATTTTAAGTTATGTAAAGCCAGAATTACTTATTGTCGTTGTAGTTCTTTATTTTATCGGGGTAATGATTAAAAAATCAGAAAATATTTCTGACAAATTTATTCCGATGATTTTAGGAATTCTCGGCATGTTAATTTGCGGTCTTTACGTTTTTGCAACATCTACGGTTTCCGGTTCACAGGAAGCTGCAATGGCGCTGTTTACTGCAATTACACAAGGAATTATCGTTGCTGGATTAAGCACTTATGTAAATCAGCTTATTAAGCAGTCTGGAAAAGAAGAGTAGAAAGGCGGTGATCCGCTATCTCCCGGCACAGGGTTACGTGCAAGAGAGTCATAGAGCCAGTTTATAGTTTGATAGAAAGAAAAGGAGATATAGCAATGGCAGAAAAAGGCAATATTGCTGGTGTATCTACAGTTGGTTCTCTTACTGGATATGCCGTTGAAACAGTGGCTGGTACTAAGCCTACAAAATTTATAATGCTTCACAGAATCAACGCTTCTGACGAAATTACCATTGATGTAGAGACGATTGATGCGTCTGCACTGGAAGACGAAATTGAAAGAACAATTGCTGGACGTGGTTCTACAGGTGGAACATTCAATGTAACAGTAAACGTTACAGACGAAACAATTGATGAGTGGGAAAAACTTATTGCTGCATACAAAACTGGAAAGGCATCTGGCTTATCAATGTGGTATGAAGAGTATTTCCCTTCTCTTCAAAAGGCATTTTTTACCAAAATTGAGCCACCAACAAAGATTCCAAAACCAGCCAGAGACCAGAACGGACTTCTTACAGTTTCCATGTCTCTGACTATCAATGAGTATGTTGGTGCTGATACCGCAATCAAACCAACAGAGGAAGAGTAATTATTACTGGGAGGATAGGATATGTACAAGATAATAACTATTAGCGGGAACGATTATAAACTGGAATATACAATTGAGGCTTCTTTATATGCAGATTGTGTTAAGGAGATAGCTGGATTGTTTTCCTCACTTGCTTTAGCTTCTGACGAAAAGGATGTTTCTAAAATAATTTCCAGCGTTGCAAACATTCCGCAGACTACGCTTATAGTATTTTATGCTGGGCTTATGGAACACCACGGAGATCACCCAGATGGAGACGGAAAAGTGCCGAATATTGCAACTGCAAAAAGGCTTCTTGCAAGCTATATTCGAGAACATTCTGAGGATGAATTTGGGAATTTTTACGGTGTTCTTGAACTTTGCATTGAACAAATGGAGGAAGACGATTTTTTCAATCTGACCGGAATCGGGACGTTTCTGGAGGATGCGTTCAAGACTTCCAAGAAGAAACCAGTGACTCAACAGAAAAAAACTACAGAGAAGTAATTTGGGATGAACTTTATCCAGAAGCGGTAAAAATTGGCATGAGCAAGCATGACTTTCTTCATTGCACCATAAAAGAGTTTCAACTTCGATTAAAAGCTTGGAGAAACCAAAAAGAAGATGAAATTAATCAGAAGAGCAAATTGATTGATTATCAATCCTGGGTTTCTGGTGCGTATGTTCAAATTGCTATAGCAAGTGCACTTTCTTCCAAGGTTTCATACCCCAAAAAGCCATTTGGAAGTGATGATAAAAAAGAATTGCTTCCAGAAAAGATTTATGATGAAAAAACAGAAGAGGAATTAAAGCAAGAAGAAAGATACTTTGAGCTTCTTGTAAAACAAGCAAATGCGAAACTTGACGAGATAGGTAACGAAGAGGGCAGGCAGGATGATTAGTCTTGTCTGCCCTTTATTTTTTTATGCAAAAAGGAGGGAAATTGAAAATGGCGGATAACACCATTGATACCCTTGATTTACAGGTTAGAAGTAGTACGGCAAAAGCTGTTCGGTCACTTGAGAACTTATCAAGAAAACTTTTGAACGTAAACAGTTCATTTAAGAATCTGAATACAGGTGGATTGCGCCATTATGCCAGAGAAATAGGAAGAGTATCTGCATCCATAAAAACATTAAATGGTGTTAGAGTTTCCTTACCTAATCTTGGTGGTCTTACAAAGCAACTCACCAGCATATCACGTGTAAATTTTTCAGCATTGGATGGAAGCGGGAAATCACTTAAAGATTTTGCGTCTGGTTTATTGTCTATCAGCGGTTTACAGAATATTTCTGTACCCAAAATAGATACTAAAAATATTAATTCAGTAACAAAAGCTATTGAAAAGCTTGGAAAAGTTGATTCTTCAAATGCACAGCAAACAATTAACAGTATACAGAAAGTGGCACACTCTATGTCTGTTCTTAATACTGTTGATTTTAGTGGTTCAAAAGTAATCCAAGGAATTAATGCAGTCAAAAGGCTAATGGAAGTCAAAACGGATAATTTTGACACAACCACTTTGGATAAAATTGCAAATTCCATGAAAAGCTTTTCTGATCTCCCAGATGTATCTTCCAGCACCAACCGTTTTGTTTCTTCTTTGCAAAAACTTGTAAATGCTGGTGATAAGGCAAAACAGGTAGAAGTTGCACTTCCTGGGCTTGGAAAACAATTAAAATCTGTGATAAAAACGCTGTCCAGAGTGGGGGATGTTTCCGAACCAACTAATTTATTTGTACAATCCATCGGAAGACTGGCAAGTGCTGGAAACAAGACTAGCCAGACCGCTGGACAATTGCAAAATCTGGCGCAAGAAACAAAGAAGTTTTTCAAAGTAATGGAAAATGCTCCAAAAATCAGTGAGAATACCATCCGCATGACGGAAGCACTGGCGCAGTTGGCAAGTGCTGGCGGCAAGGTGAATACTGCAACAAATTCCATATCCAGTGCTTTTTCAAAATTATCATCTGGTACATTGAGTCTTGGAAATCTTGTAAGTAAAACTGCTTCTAAAATTGGTGGTGGCATAAAAACTATCATTGGTGGGTTTCAGCGTCTTGGAAGCGGTAGCTCTGGACTGAAAACTGCATCCTTTAATCTGAGCGCACTCTTTAAAACTGCAATTGGATTTAAGGCAATCCAAGGTCTTGTTGACTTTGGAAGAAGCGCAGTTGATTTAGGCTCTCAAATTACAGAGGTTGAAAACGTTGTAGATGTTGCGTTTGGCAGCATGTCTGATAAAGCTTATCAATTTGCATCCACAGCAAAAGAACAATTTGGATTATCAGAATTGGCGGCAAAGCAATATTCTGGGACCATGATGGCAATGATGAAATCATCTGGTGTTGCGCAAGATGCAGCTTCTAAAATGTCAATTTCTCTTGCTGGATTAGCCGGGGATATTGCATCATTTTACAACATTGATACAGATACTGCTTTTCAGAAAATACGCTCTGGAATTTCCGGGGAAATTGAACCTTTGAGACAATTGGGCATTAATTTATCCGTTGCAAACATGGAAGCTTACGCCCTTTCAAGGGGAATTACAACATCTTATAATGCAATGTCCCAAGCTGAAAAAGTTGCTCTTCGATACAACTATTTAATGTCAGTTACAGGAGATGTGCAAGGGGATTTCGCCAGGACAAGCGGCACCTGGGCGAACCAGGTTCGTTTACTCACTCTGAACTTCCAGTCACTTTCCGCAGTAATCGGGCAAGGTTTGATTGCTGGCATTCTTCCTGCTATTCAAGCTCTCAATGCGCTTATGTCAAAACTTATGCAAGCTGCGAATGTGTTCCGTAACTTCATGTATGTATTGATGGGAAAGAAGCTGAAAGGATCACAGGGTGGAGTTAGCGATATTGTATCTAACTTAGGGGGTATAGAAACAGCCGGTGATGATGCTTCTTCCGGGCTTGATGACGCTACATCATCTGCAAAGAAGCTGAAAAAGGCACTTTCTGTATTACCATTCGACCAATTAAATCAGCTTGCTGATAACTCAAACGATTCCGGGACTGCATCTAAAAGCCTTGGTTCTGGACTTGGCGATTTGGCTGATAGCTTTGCAGGAATACAAGATTCCTTGGACGAAGTTTTGACTGTCGATGAAACACCTATTAACAAATGGGCTTCCAAAATTAGAAAAGCATTCCTGGCGAAAGACTGGGAGGGTGTAGGAACTACTATTGCCGATATGCTTAATCTCGGAATGAGCAAGGTGTATGAGGTTATTAACTGGAAAAATGTTGCCCCGAAAATAACTGAGTTTACAGACGCATTTACAAGAGCATTCAATTCATTAAATACCAGACTTGATTTTGACTTGCTTGGAAGAACTATCGGGACGGGAATCAACACAGCTGTAAATACTCTTAATCAGCTTATTGGTGATGGCGGTATTGATTTTGGATTAATCGGCAGAAATATTGGTGATGGGTTAATCGGCGCACTGGATGAAATCAACTGGACTAATCTGGGTGAATTGCTTGGAAATAAGTTTATGATTTCCTGGAAAATGCTATCTGGATTTGTAAAACGTATGTCAGAAGAGGACGGTGCTGGTGTAACTGGTTGGGATAAGCTTGGTAGTTCACTTGGAAAAGCTTTAAATGGCGCTGTGTCCAAAATTTCCATGAAGGATATTGCAGATTCTTTATCTGGAATTTTAAATGGAGCGTTTAGAAGCTTGGCTGCGTTTACCAAAACTGTAAACTGGGATGAACTTACTAATAATATCACAGAGGGAATTTCTACTTTCTTGAAAAAAACAAACTGGAAAGAAAATGGACAAGCACTTGGAGATTTCATATCTCACCTGTGTACGGCGTTGAAAAATACGCTTACAAAAGACACTTTCTATGAATTTGGACAAGGTGTTGGAACATTCCTTGGCGAATTACCATGGGGTGAAATACTTAGTACTGCGGCTGATTTGATTCTTGGTGGTTTATCAAGTGCCTTTAACGGATTAGTGGACGGATTAAAAGAAGACCATCCGCTTGTAGGAAGTCTCGTTGATATTCTTGGAAAAGCCTTTCTTGCTGTAAATGTTCTTAAAGTAAGCGGGATTGGAGAACTTGCATGGAACCTTATTGATCACATTAGTGAAAAAATTATTGCCAAAGAAAATGCTAAAATGATTGCTGAAAAGTTAGCAGATGTACTTGGAGATGGCACAAGTGGAGCAAAAGAAGCAATAAAAGATTTGGGGGATGCGGCAGGTTCTTCAAGCAGTAAATTTGGCTCTCTTGCTAAAGCACTTGGCCCTCTTGTTGGTGAAGCTGGACTTATCGTGGCAGTAGGAGCAGCTGCGACAGTAGCAACCTCTCAATTGGCTGGTCTTGTTGAAACCATGCAAGGCGGTAATGGTGTTGGAACCACATTCGGCAATACCATGAATAACTTCATTCAAACTTTACAGAGAAGAGGTGATATTCTTTCTGGGTCGGCAGAGGAAATTTGGCAGTTAAAAGAAAGCCTAGAGCAAGAAGGGATGACCGCCGAGGATAAGGCAAAAGCAACGCAACAATTGATTGATAAATTGGGAGAAATGGGGGTTACATCCGACCAGGCAGAGCAAGCATTTTCTCAATTAAACCAGAAAGGTCTTATTACGGACGACATGTTTAAGATATTGTCCGATTCCATTAAAACATTGGATGATAAAACAACAAATATGGCTGGCAGTATTGACCTTAGTAAACAGTCTATTGATGATTTGTATGACACCGTTCTTCCACAATTGCAAACACAGTTAGGACTTAGCGCTGATGAAATGGTTTCTCTTGATACAGCATTAATGGAAGCTGAAAATTCTGGTGGCACTGCACAGGATGCATTTGATAATATCATGGCACGCGCCAAGGAACTCGGAATCAATACAGAATCTGTAGCCAAGATTTTTGCACAAGTATTCCCAGATGCCGTGAAAGAGATGGAAACCAAGACGAAAGCCTCTATCAGCAGCGCAAATACTTTTGTAAAAACTGGAATGGGAAGCATATCCAAAGCTACAGGAACTGCAATGTCTGGAATTCAAACAGCAACCGAGAAAGCTATGTCTGCTGCACAGACAAAAGTAAAAACTGCCACTGACAATATTAGTTCTGATTCCGAAACAAACTGGGGAAATTCCGCAAGCGCTGTATCGACAGCCCTCGGAACCATGGACACCGATACAAAAGATGTAATGGGCAAGGTTATGACAACCATTCAAAGTTATTGGTCTTCTGTCCTTATCAATACAAACCAGATTTGGGAAAAAGCTTCTGGAAAGGTTGATACGGAAACTGGCAAAATGCTTACTTATGCCGAAAATAATATGTCTTCTGTTGCAAGAGTTTTTTCTTCAATTAGACGAACTATTGACGGAAATTTTTCTGGTCTTTATTCTGTCGGCAAAAATGCAATGAATGATTTTAAACGTGGAATAGAATCTGTTTATATCAGAACCCCTCACATAGAGATGAATTACACAGACTGGCAAGAGGGAAACACTCACAAATACAGATGGAATTCAAATGTTAAGTGGTTTGCCAAAGGTGGATTATTCAATGGCGCACAGGTAATCGGTGTCGGAGAAGCTGGTTCTGAAGCCGTTCTTCCGCTGGAAAATCCACGAACCATGAAGAAGATTGCAGACAGCATTGTTTCCAGTTCGGACGGAAGCATGGGACTTACAAAAGAAGAAATGGCAAAAGCAGTAGCACAGGGAGTTGCAATGGCAATGAGTATGAACAGCGGAAACAAGAATCCGCAGTACATTATGAACAGCATTATTCTGGATGGAAGCGAGATTGCGAAAGCTGTAACAAAAGCCCAAAATGATACGGATAGCCGTTTCAATCCGTCCCCGGCATATTGATTTTTGACTGATTGTGTGATATAATTTTCTCAATGAAGAAGTACACACGGTCTTGATTTTTGAGCCGCTAAGAAGAAATTAATATTTCTCGATTTTGAGGAATTTTTATCTTACTTGGCGGCTCTTTTTTATTTTTAAGGGAGGAAAAAAGATGGAAAATTATATTTGTGCTATAAAAAGCCCATTTTCAAAATATCAGCGTTTCGTATATGTAGACCATAAAAATAGGGTTGCGCCCGGATTAATGGAAAAAAGAGGAATCAAAGAGTATATAAATAGAATCGCTGATATCAATAACACAAATTATCTTTTTATTGATTGCGAGGTAGAATCTCAAGATGTCGGTTCTTTTGTGGAAATGCTTGAAGAATTAAAAGGCGTAATGGCAAATGGGAGACACAATGATTACCAAGCAACATATGAGTTTATTCTCGGTACCATGCGTGACATGATGAATAAGAGCAGAAACAAATAATTTTGGTAAAACCAACAGGCTAGACCGATCATCGAAAAGCGGAAATGCCTTGCCGCCTGCCTGTTGATTTACATACAGTTCAAGGCACTTTTTTATACGAAAGGCAGGTATCAATCTATGGAATTTAAGGAAAATTCAAATTGCATTCGCATTCCGATTGCAAGAGAACCAATTATTTATTTCCTTTTAGATGGTAATGAAGTAGTTTATATTGGACAGTCTAAGCTAGGGCTTTTCCGCCCATATAGCCATTCAAATAAACACTTTACTTCGGTTTCTGTTATTAAATGTAAACTTGAAGACTTGGATTCATTGGAAATTTTTTATATTAGAAAATATATGCCAAAATACAACCAAAAAATTGTTGATGATAAACATGAGTTTTCTTTTGGAAAAGTGAGAAAAATTATAAGAGAGCAAACGGAATTTAAATGTTGTACAGTTTTTCACATAAAGAAAATAGTAAAAATTATGAAAATAAACACTATTCCGATTAAAGACGCTTTTTATATAACATCCGACGATTCCGAGAAAATAATTGATTACGTAAAGAGTCATTATGATGGAAATAGATTGGTTTTAGCTTAATATGGTAAATTCAGTGGGCTAGGTTGGCCGCCGAAAGTCTCACCTCCGAGAGATTGCCTACTGTTTTTATATTATCGGAGAAGTTCTTAGATATACGGAGGTTATCTAGCATGAGAAAAGAACAGTTTGTTTCTGAAAGAAGAGAAAGAGATTTCACAGGGGTATTTATACCGTCAAAATTATATCTTACAAATAAATTCAGCCCAAGAGAAAAATTTTTATTAGTGGAAATACATAGTCTTCGCAAAAGAGATAAAAGCGGTGATTGTTTTGCGAGCAATCGGCATTTTGCTGACTTTATTGGTGTGTCTGAACGTACTATTCAGTCAATGCTAAATGGGTTAAAACAGAATGGTTATATAACTTCATGGTATGAATATGAAAAGGATAATCCAAAAGTAATAAAGCATAGACACCTTATTCTCACAGAAAAATTTTATGAAGAATTTATAAATGAGCATGAGCAAAAAGATCAGCCCGAACGTGGTGAGAAAAAACGCATGGGGGATGGTGAGAAAAACTGCACCTTCCGTGGTGAGGAAAACTGCGTGGATAAGTATAACAGTGAAATAAGTATAACAGATATAGATAAGAAAACAGAACAAGACTTTATTGATAATAAAGAAAAAAATACTTTATCTTATACAGATAAAGATAATCAGACTTCTGCTCCTAATAATTATAATAAATTAAATATATATAATATACCCCCTAGAACCAAGGAGCAGAAAGCCAACCGCTATAATTCTAGGAACCAATCATCTCTCTTAGATTATAAAGACGAGGATGTTGAGAAATTGGTAACCGAAATATACGAAAGTATTTACGGAACAAAAGAGAATATTTTTGAAGACCACGACATTTGCCTGTCTATATTCTTGATTACAGAGTTTTTCAAGAAATATCAAAAATACCGTGAAGAAAAGCACCCGATGGTTACGCCAAGCCAAGCTGAAAATATTCTGAAAATGGTACGCAATCCAGACACAGATATGGCAAAAGATGATTTGGTTGACGATAAAGAGGAACCACTGTTCTATCTTGACATGATGGAGGAACATTTTAAGACAAAGTGGGGGAAAAGAAACGGCGGAGATTTTGATTATAGAATCATGTTATTCTTTAAAGACACCACACAAAATATGTTATATCAAAGAGTGAAACAGAAAAGGGAGGACACACTATGATATTTTGGCTATCAATAATCATTTTTGCAGTCGGCGTTGTTATTCTGATTGCAAATAGAATAGGAGAATCTTTAAGCTACGAATATGAGTATTCGAATGTGAGCGCAACCGTGCTTGTTTTGGGCGTAGCAGTGGCTTTTATCGGTGCGGTATATCTTTTGATCGCTGGATTGCTTTTAGCAATAAGCCAGACTACGGTTACCGCCACCAGACAGGCAAATGCAGAGAAATACAAAGCATTGACTTACAAACTGGAAAATGAAGCTTGCCGAGATCAATTCGGACTTCTCAACAAAGAAATTATTGACGAGGTACAGAGATGGAATGTAAAAGTAACTTACTACAAAACAATGGAAGATAACTTCTGGGTTGGAATTTATTATCCAGATGTGTACGGTGATTTGGGAACGATTGATTATGAGACATATGAGGGAGGACAAAAACCATGAAAAGAATCAAAGCACTATTGGCAACCATTATCTGTATTTGCATTATCACAGGTCTAACAGGCTGTGCAGCCAATGACGATTACTTGAATGACGTGAAAGGAAATCTTTCTGGTAACAGCTACACAATCTATACCTACGACAACTACGGTCAAAAGGTTATGACCACCACTGGGGACAAGATCAACATTGCCGGGAATAAAACCAAATCCAAGGGCTACGATAGTGAGGGTAACGAAACAACCAGCTATGACGTATCTTCCGTTATTACAATTCTGATTGACGGTAAAGAAATTGAAAGCTGTGGTGATACTTGTATTTTTGAGCAAAAAGGATTGAAGCCAGAGGTTGATTTTACCCAGGAGAATATCACTAGCCATTCAACTGGGAAGATTTCAGAGAACACATACATAGCCGGGATTGTGAATTATTATAAAAATTATTTCGGGAAATCCAGGGTTGTAGTAATCAAATCTCAACTTGGACAACCGATAGCCGCATATTCTGGTGACGAGGTGTTCTGGAAAATCCCGGACGATCTACCTAAAATGACAAAGTTAATGATTGACGGAAAAGCTCTTTATATCCACAGGGCAAATTTCCAGATTATTGATAAAGAATTACTGAGATAAAATAATCAAATCCGTTTCAAAATCTCTCACCAGATAAAATATAGGAATAAGCCAAGAAAATTGAAATTTGAACAAAGAAATTAATTAATTGTGGAGAATTAAAACATATGAGTCAAATAGGAACAGAACTTCCGACAGAATATTCAGACCGTTTCGATGAATTACGCCAGAATAGGGTTGAGGTAAGTTTTTACAAATATGGTACAGCAAAGGATAACTTCGGGGAGAAGTTGGTAAACGCCTTGGAATCCCACAATATGTGCATCAAAAAGTATCGTGAGACAGGAAACACAGAATATCTTTGCGATGCAGCTAATTATTTGATGTTTGAGTTTATGTATCCTCAAATTCCGGGTGCATACTTCAAGACAACAGACAGCGGAGAAAGTGCCGGAGTTGCCGGAACACCGATTAATCAGCTGAAAGAGAAGTGGTATTAACGAAAAGGAGATATGAAAACATAATGAACAGACCATTATTTGAGCCAGGAGACATTGTACAGCACTTTAAGAGAGAAACCATCAAGGAGCCACGCAACAACGAGTATTTGTATAAGTTTATCGGATATGCCAGACATACAGAAACAGGGGAAGATTTGGTAGTATACAGAGCTTTGTATGGCGGTAAGGAACTATTTGCCAGGCCAACAAAGATGTTTTATAGCAAGGTAGATTGGAACAAATACCCAGAAATAAAGCAAGAGCATAGGTTCGAGAAATATCATGGGGTTCTTTACGCTGATGGACTTTAAACAGACTTACTTTTCCATCTGGCAAGATATATGGAATCTCCACAAGAAGTATGCTTTTATCTCAAAAGACGATATTCCACAGTGGGAAAATCTCACCATGGAAGCAAAGCAGATTCACGATAAATACACTGATTCGGTTGGTGCGAAATTTGCCGAAGCTCTTTTGATTGCCGTAACTGCGGAAATTGATAGAAAAGCGAAATAGTGCTTCCAGAATACGTCCCAAGGTGGTACAATATGGGTATCAATTATTGGGAGGTACGTATGTATGAAGAAAGCGAAAAGAGTTATTGTTGCGGCAACCGTGATGGCAAGTTTGGTGACTGCGACACCTGTCATGGCGTTTAAGTGGGAAATCGGACAGAAGGAAGAAATTACAGAAACAGCACAAATAGAACCAGCTACAGAAGAAGAAACAGAAGCGGTTTTTTCTGTATGCAAGGATTTATGGGAAGATTTGCAGCTAAAAACTTATAAAATGAGCCATTCTGAAAGATTTGGAGATTCTGATGCTTCAGAGGACACGGAGAACTATTACGAAGACGTAGTTAAAGAAATTTATTCGAAAAAAATCAACGATTATCCAGACTTTTCAATGGGCGATGAAGTGGCTGTAAATGGATATGTATTGCAGACAATACAAATTCCAACAGACCAAGAGTGGCAAATAAATAGTATTAATAAATCTGGGGCATACAGAGTGCAAATTGCAATGGATGACGGAATAACATATACTGGATATGATGAGTTTGCAATGATGGTAAGAAGCAACAATGCAAGCGTAATGAGCCTACAGGCTGGAGATTATGTTACTGTTGAGGGAATATTTTTAAAACCAGACGCAATTTCCGCACAAGACTATATATATGACTGTTCTATCTCAAAATGCGAAGATATACCGCAAGTCCCGCTTGGAAAGAAAAATGCGTTGAAGGCGGCAAGGAATTATTTGGAGTTAATGCCATTTTCTTATGATGGATTAGTTGGACAATTAATAACATTTGATAAATACAATCAAGAAGAAGCCGAATATGCAGCAGACTTTTGCGGAGCAAGTTGGAACAGGCAAGCTGAAAAATCTGCGAAAAATTATTTGGATTTAATGAGCTTTTCAAAAGATGGGTTAATTCAACAACTAGAAACGTTTGACAAGTTTACTACTGAACAAGCAGAGTATGGAGTTACGCAAGCAGGGTATTAAAAGAGATTAGGCTAGGGATTTCTCCCTAGCCTTTTATCTTAATTCATCCAGCTATATGTATACGAATCATTTACATATACTTCAAATTTATCTGGTATGATATCCTCGAAATTCCTATCAAATGGAAAATCAAATTCGAGATAAGCTGTCGATCCTGGATTTTTTACATCAGCATTACGATCATCATACCCCACTATCCTACCATTTTTATAAAATACAATTGCAATAGTGGTAAACGCATTTTTCCGTCCATTGTTATCTACTTTTACCACTACATTTCTATTTCCAAAATTGGCTGAATAATGAATTCCCGAGTTATTTGTTATAACACTTGAAGATGCTTTCTTAATATTCAAATTGATTTTAAAAGAATCCCACGTTTTATCAGAATTCCAGCCTTGAAGTGCACATTTTGAATGTGCTGCAAACGCAAAATTATAATCCTTATCAACTCCGACCATTGTTCCATTCAGATAATAGATAAATTCAACGGTCAGATCAACTGCATGGTCATAATGGTTTTCCAGAATTGCCACAGCTCCATACGGCGTAGATTCTGCATGATAACTAACAACATTCTTTTTACCACTGCTGTTAGCATTTGGATTTCCACCAAAACCGCCATTGCCATTAGAAGCCTTTTTCACAGTAACTTTACAGGTATATTTCTTTTTACCAATCTTTGCGGTAATTGTAGCGGAACCTTTCTTTTTCGCTTTTACACGTCCTTTAGAAGATACCGTAGCAACAGATTTTTTGCTACTTGTCCATTTTACTTTTCCTTTTGTTCCAGTTACTTTTAATTGTAATGTTTGACCGACTTTCAAAGTGGCTTTTTTCTTGTTGATTTTACCAGCCGCCGATACTGGAACTGCCATACAGACAATCAGTAACATAATGGTAAAAATTGCCAGTAACTTTTTGGATTTTTTCATATGCGTTTTCCTCCCTAAATCAGTATGATATTTGTATTTTACCACTCCAAAACGGATAGTGGAATAGGAAATTTGAAAAAAAATAACGATTCATCAAAATGACGAATCGTCAGTAAAAAACTGTCGTGAATTTCAAGACGGTTAATAGCTGTTCCACAAATTTATGGAGCTGTTTTTCGCAATGAGAAGCGAACGGACAAATTGACCTTTCGTTACTATGGCAAACTGTTTATTCATACAAGGTGCACAAATTTGAGCAGCTTATATGGGTTTTAGCCATACATGGCGAAAAGGCGTAGAAATTTCGACACCTTTTATTTTTAATAGGGGTGCTTCTAATTTGATGCACCCTATTTCTATGATTGATATTTTGAACTATCATCAATTTGATGACGGTTAGCATTTCGGACAATTTGTCCTAGGTTCGCCACAATGGCTAGTGACTCCGCATTCATGCGGAAAAGTGGATACTTCAATCACCAAAGTCAATTTTACTTCGGCTAACTGCGACTCTTCCTAAAAGACGAGACGCACACTGTCGAAAATTCGACAGTGAATAAGCCGCCGAAATTTCGGCTCCATTATTTTGTGGAAGCCAATTCTGCTAAAATTTTAGCGAAAAGGTGTTCGTCATAATGACGAGAACCTTGATTGATACGTTTTCTAAAATAATAGAAAATGCTCTTGACTTTTGTACGCCCATAAATTATAATGAATTATGCAAGGACAAAATAAGGAGGTGAACAAAATGTCCCCAAGAACAGGTAGACCACCTGTAAATGGTGAATCAAGAAAGGAAAAGCTCAATATTCGTCTTACAAAAGAAGAAAAAGGACGCATAGACAAATGTGCAGAAGAACTTGGAATTTCAAGAACGGACACCATTATGAAAGGAATCGGTCTAATAGAAGATGAAATAGGCGAAAAATAAGGAACTGGCTCCCTAGGAAAGAAACAGTCCCTTATACAACACCCCCTACAGGGGATATGCAAATTATAACACTGTATATCCCCTGTTTGCAAATAGATTTTTTAACAACAGGAGGATTTTCTATATGAACGAAATCACAATTAACACAGCAAACCGGACACCTATTGAAATCGCACTTGGCATTGATGAAGAGGGAATGACTACTGCAAGAAAGTTATATGCCTTTTTAGAATTGGATTCTAGCAATTATTCAAGATGGTGCAAGAGCAACATTACAGGAAATGAATTTGCAGAGGAAAACGTTGATTATTGGGCATTCGTCATTAATGACGAATGGGGAGGGCAGGCTACTAAGGACTACAAAATTACTGCTCATTTTGCAAAGAAGTTATCGGTAAAAGGTAATAGCGAAAAAGCAGAAGAAGCTAGAGAATATTTTACTAGACTTGAAGAAAAGGTAAAACAACAAGTAATTGATTATTCTAAACTGTCCCCGGAACTGCAAATGTTTAATCAGATTTTTCAACAGGTAGCCAAAACTGAACTGGAACAGAAGAAACTTGCGGAGCGTGCCGACCAACAAGAGAAGAACATGAAAACCATCATTGATACCTTTAAAGGAACGGATTCCGATGTTGGCACAGAGAAGTGGGTAAACAGATGTATTTCAAAGATTGCCGAGAGCGATGATTTCTCTTACTCATTCGGGAATAAATATGCCGCCGCCAGAAACGAAAGCTACCGCAGATTATCGGACAGGGCTGGTTGCCGATTAGATCAGCAACTTAGAAATGCGATTTCCAGAGCCGAGGAAAGAGGATGCACCAAGGCACAGACTAACCAGATTAATAAACTGTCCGTGATTATGCAGAATAAGCGGCTGAAAGAGATTTACGTTAGTGTGATTAAAGAAATGATGATTGCATACAGAGTAGAAATCGCATAATTAGATTTTTACAGGGATACACAGGAGGAAAATAAAATGACAAAGGCTGAATTACAGAAAACAATTGACGAACTGAACGCAGATAACAACGAGTGCTTAGTGCTTCTGGATGAGTATATGTACAGACAGAGAATCATTGAAAATCTTATCAATTTGAAAGACCTGTCAAAATTAAAGGGAATGTATCTCTTTACCAAACAGTTAATCGGGGAAGCGTGATATTATGGCAAATAGAATCCAGTTCAATGACTTTCAGAAAAAGAGCGTGTACGCCAAGTGCAACGGAAAATGTGCGATATGCGGTAAGCCTGTCAAATTCAAGAAAATGACAATCGACCACATTACGCCGTTGTCCCGGGGCGGCACCAATGATATTAAGAATCTGCAACTGGCTTGTAAGCGTTGCAATAGCATGAAGAGCAACATGACAATGGATGATATGATGGGGCAGATTTCCGAGATTTTGAAGTATAACCGCAAACAGAAGTTGATTAGAGTGTTGGGAGGAATTGTAGAATGATTGACTATAAAGAAGAAATCAAGAAACTTTTGGAAAAAGTAGATGATTATTATGATCTCAAAAGAACATATAAGTTGCTCGAATATCTGTACTTAGAGGAAGTTTTAAAAACAGTGAAATGATACCAAAGTATACTGAATGATACTTTCACCGTATGTTATACTATAAAATCATAATAAGCAATTTTTAAAGCGTTTACCTTTCGGGGTAGGCGCTTTTTTGTTGCCAAAAAATAAATCATAAAGGAGATATGAATTTATGCTGGTAGAAATCGTTGGAAAAAGATACGAAGAAAAGTTACTTACTACGTCAAGAAAAATCGCAGAATCTTTCGAAAAAGAGCACAAGGAAGTAATAAGGGCAATTGAAGGACAAGTTGACGCAGAGGGTAAAACCAAACATTTAGGTCTTGTAACACAGATTTCTCAAAGGGGAGATATCCCCCTTTCTGATTATTTTATAAAAACTTCTTATATCGGAGAAAACAATCGTGAGTATACCGAATACCTTATAACAAGAGATGGATTTTCCTTGTTAGCCATGGGATTTAATGGTGAAAAAGCATTACAGTGGAAACTTAAATACATTGACGCTTTTAATAAAATGGAATCTGAATTAAAAAGAATTCATACAGAACGTCAGCAATGGCAAATCGAGCGTGACAAGGGTGTTGTTATTCGACATATCCTAACAGATACAATTAAGATGAAAATAACGGAAAGCCAAAATAAAAGATTTGCTTATCCAAATTACACAAATTTAATTTATCGTAATTTATTCGGAAAAACAGCCAAAGAGCTTGAAAGTGATTATGGGGTAAAAGCAAAAGAAAATCTTAGAGATTTCTTCACAGGTGATGACTTAGCAAAAGTACAAAATATGGAAATGCTTGTAAGCAGCCTTATTAATTGCGGATGGGGATATCAGCAAATTAAAGAATTTGTTCAAAGTGAAGCAACTAAAATGATTGCTTGAGAGCACTCTAATTTGAAATCAGAGTGCTAAAGTAGGTGAATATATGGCAGAAGTATTTCTTAAAGTGGATGGGGTAGCATTGCCCTGTCCTTCTTCTTTTACATGGGGATTACAGGATATATCGGCATCAGAATCCGGCAGAACAGACGATACAACCATGCATAAAAACAGAGTTGGACAGAAGCGAAAGCTGTCTGTAGGTTGGAATGGCCCAGACTGGGACACTGCTTGCAAAATTATACAGGCAGTAAATCCAGAGTACATACAGGTCACATATCCAGACTTGCTATCTGCAAACAAGCACGAAACCAGAACATTTTATGTTGGTGACAGGGAATCTCCTTTTAAGTGTTGGTGGATAGGAAATGAGCGCATGGAAGGACTTAGTTTTGATTTTATCGAGAGGTAAGATATGCGAAATTTATCAACGGAATTTAAAGAACAACAGAATAGTGGGAATCGTAACTATCTGAAATATGCAGATTTTACCTTCACGGATGGAAGCACATTATCCATTACCGACAAGGATTTATGGTCTAATGGTTTTAAATTTGAGGATGCAGTATCGCAAAGCGGCTCTTTTGATATCGGCGCAGCTATCGTAAATAAACTGACATTGCAGATCAACAACTTTTCTGGCAAGTACACAGATTACATCTGGGATGGAGCGAGAGTTGTTTGCCATATCGGGCTTGAATTATCCACTGGTATTGAGAAAATTCGCATCTGTACCATGACAGTAACAGATGCACCATATCAGAATACAGCTATAATCAGTTTGGCTTGCGAAGATTCCATGCGATTATTTGATCGTGATTATTCAGAAAGTAAGCTGTCCTATCCGGCAACTAGATTACAGATCATCCAGGATGCTTGCGAGGTCTGCGGTGTAACACTGCAATCAACCAGATTTGATAACGATGATTTCATAATCCAGAATCGACCAGATGATAGCAGTATTACCTTCAGACAGGTAATTGCATGGGTGGCACAAATGGGTTGCCAGTGGGCGAAAACAGATGCATACGGAAGATTGTGTATCGGATGGTATGAAAAAGAATCTAATATTCCAGCTAATATTACCTCCAAAGATACAAGTGGATTTACCCCTTGGTTATACGATCTTGAAATAACAGGAGTAAAAGTAACGGAGTATTCAAGCAATTCATCTGAAAGTAACGCTAAAACATATCAATCAGGGGATGAGGGGTACATCATAGATATTAGCGAAAATAAGCTAATACAACCGGGGACTGGACAAACGATTTGCTCAATAATTGCTGAAAGATGTGTTGGATTAAAATTTCGTCCTTTTACAACCAGCGCGCTAACCGATATTGCTTTGGAAGCAGGGGATGCTATTACAATCACTGATAGGAATGGGGAAGAACATAAGAGTTATTTAACTTCTCTTACATTGAACCCGGGAACTTTTGAACAATTAGAATGCAGTGCGAAGAGTGTTTCAAGAAACAAACAGAAGCAATATACCCTTAATCAACAGGCACAATCTGAATATAGAAAAAGCTTAAGAGATGAGCGTACTTCTAGGGAAAAAGCGCTGGAAGAATTATCACAACGCCTTGCGGAATCTTCTGGAACATACACGACAGTGGAAACACAGCCGGACGGAAGCAATATCTATTATCTTCACAACAAACCACAGCTATCCGATTCTGACATTGTATGGAAAATGACCGCAGAAGCATGGGCGGTATCTACAGATGGTGGACAACATTGGAATGGCGGTATGACGGTCGATGGTGATGTAATTGCCAGAATCCTTACCGCTACAGGTGTTAATGCTGACTGGATTAAGGCGGGAGCCTTGGTGGTTCGTGATAATAGCGGAAATATTATATTTTCTGCCGATATAACTAAACATCAATTAATAATGGATGGATCCTCAATTAGGATTGGTGCATCTCCTTTGGATGGACTGTTAAACAGCATGCAGGGGCAGATTGATGGGAATATAAATACCTGGACAGGAACATCAGTACCTACATTGAGCAATTATCCGGCCAATGAATGGCTGGACGATACCGAAATGAGCAAGCATGTCGGTGACATTTACTACGATGGCGATAGCCACGCATACCGCTTTGTAAATGAAGGCAATGGATATTATTGGAAACAGCTGAAAGATACGGACGTTACAAAGGCACTGAAAGATTCTGAGGACGCATTGTCGGCAGCGAAACAGGCACAGGAAGCGGCAGCTCTCGCCAAAAACATGACATTGCAACTGAGCAATGAATACCAGGGCATTTCTGTTGATTCTAGTGGGAACTACGGTACATTTCCAAGCGGTGTGATTACACATGCTGTAGTAATGTACGGAACACAAGATATTACAGATGATTGTAATTTTATAATCACAAAATCAGATAGTATAACAGGAATCTGGAACAATTCAGCAAAGACATATACGGTAACGGGGCTGTCAGCCGATGATGGTTGGGTAGATGTTAGGGCAACTTATCTTAGTGCTTTGACGGTGACCAAAAGATTTTCCATTTCAAAAATTTATGCGGGAAACGATGGAAAGAACGGTCTTCCGGGTAGAACATATTTTCTTGAAAGCCCATCATATGTTATTAAGCAACGCGCGAATGGCAGTGTAGCCCCGAGCTATATTACTTTGAGTGCTTGGTATCGCGATGGAAACGCGGAAACACGAACAGCATATAAAGGTCGTTTTAAAATCGAAGAATCCGTAGATGGGGAAAATTGGAAAACGGTATATTCTTCTGCGAAAGACGAAACAAGCGTTTCACATAATTTATATACGGTATTATCAACTAAAGCGGGAGGAATTATAACAACGGCTTCTGGAAGGTCAATTGGAATTCCAAGAGATGTGAGTGCCATAAAATGTACCTTATACGCGGCGGGTGGATTTTCACAACCATTAGATTCCCAAAGCATGGCGGTTGTAATTGATGTAGATGCACTTACACATGAAGAAATATTTAACCTCTTAACCAATGATGGCGCAATTAAAGGAATCTATAAAGAAGGAAATCAGCTGTATATTTCGTTCACTTACGCCAAGGGTGGCACATTAAAGCTTGGTGGTAAAAATAACGGATATGGAATATTAGAGGTGTTAAACCACCGCGAAACTGGATGGGCTAGTAAGCTTGATCCTGACGGATTAACCATATTTAAAGATTATGTAAATGAAAATAACTATAAATGCCTTATTTTTGATTCAAACGGAATTAAGTACGGAGTAACCGATTCAGCAGGATTACTGAATCTAGAAACGCCTCTTTTGGTTAACGATAATGGCACAATGACCATTTTAACAAGTGATATTTATGGTTATTCTGATGATGGAAAAACAGCTTTTCAGTTTTTTAGTGGCAAAACAGTAAACTCAGGTTCCATGATAGTAAATGTTAAATCAGACTTTTATGATTCTGCTAATTTTCATAAGTCCGTTACGATGAGTGGTCTGCCGTGGAACTCTAGTGCAAGTGCAGCTGTTGTTTTTGCATCTGATATGAAAACTCTTAATGCGGCTGCTGCATCTTCGATTCGTTACAAATCAATAGGAAACGGAAAAAACATAAAAGAAGATGAACTGGAAGACCTCTACAGAATCAAGGTAATCTGGGCGAAGTACAAAGACGGATATTTATCCGAACAAGATGAACGCTATGGCAAAGAAATGCCGATGTTCATAGCTGAGGACATTGACCGCAGATTTCCATTAGCCGTTGACCATAATGAAAAAGGCAAAGCTGAAAACTGGAATTACCGTATTATAATCCCCTGCATGTTTGCCATGCTGAAAAATGACCATGAGAAAATCCTGGCTCTCCAAGCGGACAACCAGGAACTGCATTCAAAACTGGATGCTTTGTCAACAGAAGTACAGGAATTAAAAGAACTTATCAACAATATTTCACGAAAGGAATGAGAATATGAGTGTAAAAACAGTACAAGCTACAGTAAATGGACAGACCGTAAGTCTAACCTATAACAGTTCTACTGGACGATATGAGGGAACAATTACAGCCCCTAGTAAATCCAGCTATAATCAATCAGGACATTATTATGGGGTAACAATCAGAGCTACTGATGATGCTGGAAACGCAGAAACAGCAGATGCTAGTCATTCAACGTTAGGAAGTTCATTACAGCTAAAGGTAAGAGAAAAAGTTGCGCCAATATCAACAATAACCTATCCGACAGCCGGCGCGTTGATTACAAATAACAAACCAAGCATTGTCTGGACAATAACTGATGATGATTCTGGAGTGGATCCATCAACCATTGGTATTGTAATTGATTCTGGAAGCAAGATCACAGGAGACAGCATTTCCAAGACATCTATTTCTGGTGGGTACAGATGCACCTATACTCCTGGCACGGCTTTATCAGATGGAAGCCATACAATTACAGTAAGCGCTTCAGACTATGATGGAAATGCGGCAGCACAGAAGAGCGTTTCATTCAAAATTGATACCGTACCGCCGACACTTTCCGTTACATCACCGACAGATGGTCTTGTTACCAACCAGGCTTCCTGTACTGTTCGTGGTACAACAAACGATGCAACATCCAGCCCAGTATCTGTTACTGTCAAATTGAATAGTGGTAGCGCAGAGGCGGCAACCGTTGCTTCTGATGGCTCCTGGTCTAAGGTAATTACTCTTACTGAGGGTACCAATACCATCACCGTAGTGGCTACTGATAGTGCCGGAAAGAGTACCACTGTAACCAGAACTGTGAAACTGGACACTAAGGCTCCTGTCATCAAGTCCGTAACATTAACACCGAACCCGGTTGATACTGAAAAAACCGTTGTAATCTCTGTAGAGGTTACCGACTGATAAAGGTGGTGGAAACATGGTAGTAGCATTAAGGGGTACTATCAATGGAAACATTATCTCATTCGCAAGGGCACAAGGGGATAGATGGGAAGCCATCATCCCCAAAAGCCTTAACGGCGCTTATGTAGTTGACATGTCCGCTGTTGATGAAGCTGGAAATACCGCATATATAGCAAGATACATTATTACCATAGATATATCTTCTATGTGTGTTCACATTGAGCCGTGTCCGTATTATGAAGAGTTATTAGAGCCACAGTATCGGGCGGTTTTAGAAAAATCCGAGTATTATGCAGAGTTAATAGGAGGTTGCAACTGTGAATGTGGATTTTGAATTCGGAGAAAAGAAACATATAAAACTAAGAATATGCTCCTGCAAAGGTACCGATTTTCTAATCGAAAGAGCTTCCTATGAGTTGCTTTACAAAGGAACACAAGAAGTTGAAGATAGTGGCATTGCGGTAATACAAGGACATATTCTTGATGTGGTTATACAGCCGCAGAAAAAAGGTAGATATAAACTTAGAGTGATGTATGAAATCCTGGACGAGAAGTTGATTGCAGAAGTAGAAGTGATGGTGAAGTGATATGGCGAATATTTTAATCAGCGATGTAAAAATGACACCGAACCCGGTCACCGCCAGAGCAAGCTTCGTCCTGTCCGTGAAGATCATCGACAAAGTATACGCACTGGCCACAAAGGACGGCAAGTGCCTGACGACAAAGAATAATAAAGTAATTGAAAAAATTCCAAGAAAGGATTGATGAAAAATGTCTGAATCTATACCAAGTACACTAATATCAGCTCTCCCAGCAGCTACCAAAGTATCTGATACGGATATCGTGGTATTGGAGAATGGCTCTACAACCCAGAAGATCACTATAGCGCAGCTGAAAGAGGCGCTAGGGATTAATGCACTAAACAGTAATTTATCTTATCTTGGCTCAAGTGCAAAATTTTATGTTAATAAAGAATTTTATTCTCCAGCAAATAGTTATAATGGGTTATCAACAGGAAGTATTTCTTGGAATAACATAAATGGAATGAAGTTTGTAGAGTCACCAGATTATAAACATTATTTTACTTTTCCAAATGGCACTTATTTAGTGAATATTAATCTGTTTTCAGATACAGTTCTTGATTCAACAATGGGAGTTGCGTTAAAAATAGAAGTTGATGATGCAGAATTTAGCAATCCATGGTTTAGAATGGTTCATGCATGGCAAAGTATTACTTACAGCTGCGTTATTACTGGTAATAAATTTAAAATGACAATTTTTCAAGATAGAATAATTCAAATACATCCCTCTGCACAACATTCATTTATTGAATTTGTTAGGTTAAGGTGATAATACAGTAATATTATAGTACATACATATACAGCAACGTTTGTTGGTAATTCAACATCTACAACATTTAGAATATCTAATGAAATAGAAATTATTTCAGTTCAAAATTATTTAGGTGAAATGTGTGTCTGTAATATTATACGATATTATGCATTCTGGGACAGCGGAAATCAATGGATCCGAATATATCTTGACCAAGCATATACAGGTGATCTTGGCGTAAAGGTTGTAGGTGTAAAAAAATATTCAAGCCAGCCAATATAAAACAAGAATGTCGCTTGGAAGGTTCTCAACTAATCGTTCCGCTAATTGATACTAAATATGTTATTCCATTTTCTATTGAAGAATTGGAATCAACATTTAAAATAATTCTCCAATGATTGAGTAATTCGTCAAGACTAGACACTGTAGCGTTGTACCATGAGTTAATGTTAAACACTTTTGCCGATGTTATATTAAGTTTATGTGCTTTATAGTGTTTTGGAATAATAATTACAAATCCCATTCCATATACCATGAATCCTGGAACCCATTGGTCTTTAAAAGTGCCCTGACCAGTTGATATTAAATTACTGTTTGATTTTATTTGACTGTTTTCCAATTACTGTATAGGTTTCCATTGTGTGAATTAAAATATCTAATATTATTATCAATATCCCATACCTCAATTGTGACATAACCTGCATATGGTCTAAAAATAGTTATAACTTGCTTATTACTATTGGATGGATTTGATAAGTTTGGATAATCTTCTTTCCATGCGGCAAATTTTACACCTGCATTATTAGGCAATGTAGAAAGTAACTGATCCCATGTAACAGACGGTTTTAATCCGAGTTGCGATAGTGAACTATAAATTTTTAAATTCGTGTTTTGCGACCTTCTTTCCCCTAAATGCTACAATAGAGCCAAAGGAGGAAAGAAGGTTATGGATATACGAAATACGATAATCAACAATGTATTGCTGGCGGTGCAATCCCTATTAGATGACCAACAGCTCCAGGCAGTACAGGATGCACTCTGCATTCAGCTGAACAGCTACGAAGTCCAGGAGAGAAGTACGGAGCTGACGGTAGTGGACAACACTCCAGACACTATGCTGGCGAAATACATAGCTACCAAGAGAGTAGAAGGAAAGGCAGAATCCACAATTCGGCGTTACTACGATGCGTGTTACATGATGATACACACTCTATGTAAGCCACTGCATGAGATTACTACCTACGATCTCAGATACTACCTGGCCGCATACAAGGAGCGCCGGAAGGTAAGCAATCGTACCTTGGACGGAATCCGCCGATGTTTCAGTAGTTTCTTTTCCTGGCTCTCTGCCGAGGGTATGATCGGAAGAAACCCATGTGCAGCACTGTCCCAGATTAAGTACACGAAGGTAGTGAAAAAGCCCTATACCGCACCAGAAATGGAGCGACTAAAACAGGCCTGTACAACACTTCGGGATTTGGCACTGATAGAATTCCTTTATGCTTCTGGTTGCAGGGTATCAGAAGTGGTAAGGCTCAACAGAAACGATATAAATTTTCAGACACAGGATGCAGTAGTCCTGGGAAAAGGAAATAAAGAGAGGATGATTTACCTTACACCAGTAGCATTAATGCATCTGCAGGATTATCTGAATACACGGACAGACACGGATCCATGCCTGTTTGCTAGTGTAAGGACACCCTATAAGAGATTGTCGAAAGCAGGGATTGAAAGAACACTAAAGAAGCTTGGTGAGAGTGCTAATGTTACTAATGTACATCCTCATAGATACAGGAGGACTTTGGCCACCAACCTTCTTGATCGGGGAGCAAATATACAAGATGTGGCAGCAGTCCTGGGACATGCTGATTTGAAGACTACCCAAGTATATTGTTACATCAGTCAGAGCAATGTGAGAGCGTCATACAATAAATATTCAGCATAAAGACATAGAGAAAACCACTCCGGGGAGAGCTCCGGAGTTAAAACTATGCCCGCTGATAGAATCATTAGGAGAAAGTTTTTTGTGTTAGAAATCAGCAAAACACGAAGATTCCATGCAAAATAGTCATAAAATATTTTGATAAAGTTTATGTTAACAACGGCTATCTTGAAACACAACCTTCGGATTTTGGCCTAAATTCATTAAGTTATATACTGATTGGGCATAAAACGGTACCCCAAAGTTGTATCATTACTGGCTATTATTGTGATGGAAAAAAATCTTATACTTCCGTTTATAATTCAGACGGAACTCCATATAGCGGATTTATAAGTGTTACTGCTGTTGCTTTTGGAAATTAGCTCTGGAAGTTAAGCATTCAAACCAATTTTAACCCAAAGCATTATAAAACTGTATACTGTTCCAGATGTCAATGCTTTTGAAACTCGAATAGTGTATAAGCTACTTGCATTATCACATGATATTCCGGTTGTATACACATAAGCATCTGACATAGATATTAATGCAGCTAAGCACATACCACTTTTTTTATTAATATAAAAATAGTTATTACCATTGCCAGTTACATCAGCTATTGTACAAATGATTCCAGCCATATTACTGTTTATTCGACTAATTATTTTCATTTGAGCGCCTGAAATTCAGATGTTGAAATGAAGTTAATTAATAATGCACATATATGAAAGGAGAACATACATGAATATTAACACCTCATTAATCAGCAACAACAACAGCTACGCAGGACAAACACCTCGGTATATTGTCATCCATAATACAGATAATATAGCCAAAACAGCAGATGCCAAAGCACACGCCACTGCACAACATAATGGCAATTTTCATGGCTATTCAGCCCATGTATTCGTTGACGATAAGTCAGCATACCAAGCCTTGCCGTACAATCGTGGAGCATGGCATGTTGGGGTAGATTACGGCGGTAAACTTTTTGGAACTGTAAATAATCATAATTCCATCGGAATTGAAATGTGTATGAATGCCGGATATAACTACGAAAAAGCATACCAGAATACCGTTGATGTATGCAAGCAATTGATGAAAAAGTACAATATCCCGGCATTCCGAGTAGTGCAGCATTACGATGTGTGCGCTAAGAATTGTCCATCCGTTATCCGTAAAAATGGTGACTGGGATAGATTCAAGAAGCTCATTTCCAGTGAAACCGTGACAGCGCCAACCACAAAGCCGACAGTAAAGGTTGACAAGTATTACCGTGTTCGCAAGACCTGGAAGGATTCCAAGAGCCAGATCGGGGCGTACAAGTCACTGAAAAATGCGAAAAAGGCTTGCAAAGCCGGTTACTCTGTTTTTGACTGGAATGGAAAAGCTGTGTATTCCGTGACTGCAAAGAAAAGTGTAGCCAAGGTAGCAAAAGAGGTAATTAACGGCGAGTGGGGAAACGGACAGGATAGACGAGACCGCCTGGAATCCGCTGGATACAATTACGCAGAAGTGCAGAAAAAAGTCAATGAATTACTGAAATAATAACACTCCCGGGGCTTTCCCGGGAGCTACTTAAATGTTGTATATTCTTCAAATTCGTTTCTTATTTTCGCAAAGTCTTTTCTTCTGATCGGCACAGTATTCCCAGAAAACATAAGGAACAAATCGTTTATTTCTTTTACCTCATCCATGTTTATTATGTAGCTTTGGTGGCATCTTAAAAATCTGGAATCCAGTAATTCTTCAATATCAGACAGTTTACATCGTTCCGTATAAACAATACCGCAAGTGCAGTGGATAATGATGTATTTGTTTCGGCTCTCAATATATTCGATATTTTGAAACTCCACCCGATGAATAAAGTCTTTTCCTTTTATCATAAGAGTGCTTTTGCTGATATGTTCCAGAGCATGATTGAAAGCACTATACATTCTGCCGTTTTCAGAACCTTTTATGATATAGTGTACCGGGAGTATATCAAGAGCTTCAAAAACATACTCTTTGTGGGCTGTCCAGAAAATAATATTTCCATTATAGCCATTTAATCTCAATTCCTTTGCGACTTCAATTCCATTTTCTTCTTTCAAAACGATATCCAAAACCACAATATCATACCACTCGCCATCTGCCACATCATCAATAAGCGGCTGCCCTTTATCATACGGAGTAATCAATGCTTTTATATCACCATTTCGTTTGAGAAAATTATTAATCCGATGCATAAATATATCAATCTGGATTTCGCTATCATCACATATTGCAATTCTCATTCAAATCATCTCTTTTCACGTAAAATTCGCCACCAGAGGTGCTAATTTCGCCATTTCCTGTGTGATTGTATATTTTTTGATACAATGTTATTGTAATACATTAAGATGATAGTGTAAAGGGGATGGATTCATGGAGAAACATAAAAAAATCATAATTGTGTTTATACTGATATTCGTGCAGGCGTTCTTGATTCAATACGTTTACTTCCGCCCGGATCGTAGTATTATCTTTGGGAGGAATAAAACTATCGAAACTGCAAAAGCAGAGGTAAAACAGGTTGTTCATGAACGCTATAAATCCCTCGCAGACAAGCATCCAGCCCCTTTATTTCTATCTATTATTATTACGATTTGGAAAAGCAAAAATCACAATATTTACACAAAAAAACTTATAATTCATAGAAAAATCAGAATAAATCAGTTTGCCAGGAAAGATTTAAGCGGAAACAATTCTATCCCAGTATATGGTTATAAAAACATGATATAATTTAATAAATGAGAACAGATGTTCTTGCTAAAATGAAACTGGATTTTTTTCTGGAAATGTGGTATAATAATATTAACCGCCATCCAGTATTGATTGACACGTTCTTGAAAAAGGGCTTAAATGTCTGTCTCATACTGGATGCTTTTGGATTAGAGAGCGTAAAACGAATGTTAGGAACGTTTCTAACTCAACTCTCCGTACCACTATTGAAGCGCTTTATAGCGGAAGGCTATATTGCCACAATAACTGCCAGAAGAGGGAGGATTTATACATATTGGGGCAGAGAGCAGATGTTTAAGGCTTTGTATTAGTGGGAGGTTCCTTAATGGATTATAAGAAAGAAATTATTGAGATGATACAAAAGATTGATAACCAAGAAATACTAGCTTTTATTTATGGCATATTAATTGGTCTAGGTCTGAAATAAAAAAAAGGAGGGGGGAAGGATTATTCCTTCCCCTTGAGCATTCCTTTACCAATTTTCAAATATTCTTTTCTTTGACTATCTGTCATATCTCTAAATATCTGAATTAATTCCGCTACACCGTCAAAATCAATTTTAAAGAGTTCTCCCAAAACAATTCCTGTGTCTAATTTTTTTTGAACTGCCGGATTATCGTCATTAAACATTGGAACATCATAGCCCATAAGCCAAGCTTCTTGAACACCGTATGAATTGGCTATTAATGTCAATTTATTTTGGCGTGGCTTTCTCTTACCGTTCACATACATTGATATGGAAGATTTCGGAAGTCCTGTTTTCTTAACCATATCCATTTGATCTACATGAAAATAATCTAAGAGTTCCTGGTAGCGTGTCTCTTTAGTATCCATTATTTCTTTCCTCCTTTCTAGTTCACATTATACTACGAAAAGTTCACAAATACAATAGAAAAAACAAAAAAAGTTCCGAAAATGTGAATTTGAGTGTTGACAATTACAAAAGAGGTGTTATAATAAAGACAGTTCACAAAAGCGGAACAGAGAGGAGTGATAAGAGTTGAAAACTACGCCAACATATGATTATTCTAAATTACGTGGACTAATTAGAGAAAAGATTGGTACAGAGGGAGAATTTGCGAAGAAGATCAATAGAACCCCTAATTATGTAAGCAAAGTATTTAGAAATGCTACATATTTAAGCCAGGAAGATATTAGCAAAGCAGCTACTCTTCTGGATGTACCAGCAACTGAAATTGGAGTTTATTTTTTTTCTCCGCAAGTTCACAAAACCGAAACTTTATAAGAAAGGAGAAAAGCAATAGACGATTTAGTTTATCTTCGTAATGAAGAAGCTGTCTGTGATAGTTTACAGGTGGCTGAGAAATTTGGGAAAAGACATGCAGATGTGATTAGAGCCATTAAAAATATAATCAAAAATGACTCAACGCAAAATTGCGTTCGTTGTTTCAAAGAAAGAAAGTATAAAGATACAAAAGGTGAGGAACGTCCTATGTATTTTATAAATCGGGACGGATTTACATTCTTAGTAATGGGATTTACTGGCAAGAAAGCGAATGAATGGAAATGGCAATACATAAAAGCTTTTAATCAGATGGAGAATTTCATCCGTGAGAAATCAACTCAAGTTTGGGTTGAAACCAGAAAAGCCGGGAAACTTACCAGAAAGGCAGAAACTGATACCATTCAGAAACTTGTTGAATACGCCAAAGTACAGGGAAGCAGTCATGCAGAAATGCTTTACATGACATATTCCAAATTAGCAAACAAGATGGCTGGAATCAATAAGAGAGATGAAGCTACGGTAATGCAACTCAACAACCTGTCCTTGATGGAAAATATTATCTTACATGAAATTGATCTCGGAATCATGCAAGGAAAACATTATAAGGAAATATACAAAGACTGTAAGAAGAGATTGGAGACAGTTAAAGATTTGGCTTATCTGGAAGCGGTTTGAGAGGAAAGCTCATAAGGAGGTTGGAAGATGAGTGGTACATATAATGTTCTTTGCGCTATTTTGAAAGAGCTCCAAGCTATTCATAATATCCTGGAGCCCTCTAAAAAGAAACGTATTTTTGAAACTAATATTGATGGGAAAAGCATTTCAAAATGCGTTTCTGATGGAATTACTTCTGCTGTTCAGAAATCCATTCGTGATACTGACGTAGAAGATTAACGGCAATCGAGGTAGATAATCCAGTAATGGCAGTTACAAAATTATCTGTATTTTCAATCGTGCTAACTGTTGGGGTGATTAGTTTTTCCATGTCAACAGTTTTTAAAAAATCATCAAAGCTTTTCAAATTAACACCTCCTTCCTAAAGGAGATTATATCACAGAAAGGAGAATAATGAACGAATTACAGATTTTTAATTCGCCAGAGTTCGGAGATATTCGGACAATAACTATTGATAATGAACCTTGGTTTTGCATGATTGATATATGCAAAGCATTAGAAATTTCAAATCCGAGCCAGGCAAAGACAAGGTTAAATGCAGATGGGGTCATTACAAATGAGGTCATTGATGGTATCGGGAGAAAGCAGAATGCTAACTTTGTAAATGAACCCAATATGTATAAATTGATTTTCCAGAGCAGAAAAGAATCTGCCGAAAGGTTTACAGACTGGGTGACAAGTAAAGTTCTCCCAGAAATTCGAAAGACAGGTTCCTACAGAAAACCATTGACGGTTGCCGAACAAATTCAGATTCTTGCCCAGGGCACAGCAGATCATGAGGAAAGAATCGAAAAACTTGAAAATACAATGACAATTGACTACGGTCAGCAAAAATATCTTGGGGATCTGGTTTCGCTAGTGGTTATTGAAGCGTTGGGCGGAAAGAAATCTAATGCCTACTCAGAAATTGGAAAGAAAGTATTCGCAGAATGTAATCGAGATGTGAAATCTTATTTCGGTGTAAACGCAAGAAACAACATTCCAAAATTAAGATATGAGGAAGCCGTGAAGTACATCAAGGGATGGCAACCGTGTACAAATACAAAAATGCAGATTCGCGATTGCAATTATGATATTAATTCAGAAAGAAAATGAGGGTAAAACAGTGAAAGATATTAAAAGCTACGAATTTTATGGAGATAATCCAGAAATTTTTCATTCTCTTGTAGGTTTTGAAATTGCAGATATTTTGTTCACACATACCAAAGAAGAAAATGAGAATGTAGTTGTTGTGAAGTGTGCAAATAAGCAACATGTTGAAATTGATCTTCTCTTTAAAGAAGATGGAATATTTGTTACTGAACCATTTGCGGTGGATGAAGATCTTACAATTATTGAATAGGGGAGTTGAACAAAGAATGTTAGCAGATGATTACGTTTCTGAAAGGTTATCCGATTATGATTCCAAAATATATCAGTTATATCGCCGCAAAAACGGACAGAAGGCAAGCGACCTTGTAGAGAAAGTAAAAAATGAAATTGCCGAATGCGGTCTGTCCGCTACTGAAGCGAAAGGCTTTTTAGAGTACATGAAGATTGTTATTGACGCTCAGTCACATCTTCCCATTCAGAAATAACGGAAGTTTTTATTGTTTCTGCTCCGGGAACATTGCCATCATCAATCTCATTTGCGGCATGAAGCATTGAAATTATTTTATGAGAATAAGGATGTTCCTTTCCACAATTCGGGCACACAACCTTTTCTGTACTTATTCTTTCGCTTATATAGTAATCACAATGACAAGTACAGGAAACTTTTAATTTGAGAAACATTTTAACATACCTCCTTTCTGAACACATTATACCATTCAGATGGAGAGAATAAAAGAAAATAGGGAGGAAAAACAATGATTAAATTTGAAAACGGATTAGTTAATATTTCTGGTAAAGGGATTGATATTCTTTCAGAGTATGCAGTTATCACCCATGAAATTAAAGAGATGTTCGCAAAAAATGGTGGAGAAGAGAAAGAAATAAAAGAGCAGCTTAGACATTCATTTGAGTATGGCCTTATGAACGAGGAAGAACTTGATAAAGAAATCAAGGAAACTTCCAAACAGATAGATGCAATTATTCCGTTTATTTCGCATCTGAAAGAAATGCTTAAAAAATTTGGAGCAAAAGATAAGGAGGACTAATCATGGGAGAAACTAAGAGCACAGATTATATTCCAGAGAACGCCAATGAAGAATATGCACTTCTGGTTGGAAGATTAAAGGCATTTGAAGCTTGGGCGAATAGCGTGAAAGATTATGATTTCACAAAGGACATGGCATTTAGAATGCTTGGGCTTGATGTAGAAGAATCGAAGGAGGAAAAGGAAAAATGAAATGTTTTAAAGGCTTTGACAAAGATTTAAAGTGTAGAGATTTCCAGTATGAAATTGGAAAAGAATACACAGAAGAAAAAGCAGACATTTGTAATTGTGGATTCCATGCTTGCGAATTCCCGATGGATGTATTTAATTATTATCCTCCTTCAGATTCCAGATATTGTGAAGTTGATCTTGAAGAGAATGACCAGAAATCATCTGATGATAGCAAGAGAGTTGGGAAGAAAATTTCCGTGAAAGCAGAAATTGGAATTGCGGGAATTGTCAAAGCTGGAATTGAATATATCAAAGAGCAAGTTAATTGGGAAGATGATAAGGCAACCAATACCGGAAATTATTCAGCGGCAACCAATACCGGAGATCAGTCAGCGGCAACCAATACCGGATATCAGTCAGCGGCAACCAATACCGGATATCGGTCAGCGGCAATTGTAGAAGGAAAAGAAAGTATTGCATTAGCTACAGGAATTGATTCAAAAGCTAAAGGAAAAATTGGATGTTTTATTGTTTTAGCAGAGTGGAAAGAAATTAATAATGAATATCATATTGTAGATGTTAAATCAGCAAAAGTAGATGGAGAAAACATTAAAGAAGATACTTTCTATATGTTGAAAGACGGAAAATTTGTAGAAGTAGATTAAGTTGCCCTGGAAGGTGCTGACACACCAACCAGGACGGTATCTAACTAAGAACGAGTTAGTTAAATACAGGATTATTATAACACAACCTCCTGTATTTGACAAACAAAAATATAACAGGAGGACTTTTTATGCAAAAAAATGGCGAAAATCAGCCACTTTCCAGTGAAATCATTGCTGATCTGGAAGAAAAGCTGATGGTAAGAAATGTAATTATCGCTATTCTGGCAACTGCACTTGCAGTAACCACATCCAGAAGAAAGTGAGGACAAAATGAAAGAGGTGGTAAAGACAATAGGAGAAATATTTGTAGGGATAGGGATGTTTACAGTAATCTTCTCAATTACATGGATGCTTACATCATTTGATGTTATCGGGGTGTTCTTCGTATCAGCAGTCTTATTCTCAATGGTGTTTCTTCCTATTATATTAGGAACGGAGGAAAAGTAAATGAAAAGATTAAATAAAGTAAGATTATCCGGTAGAGCCGGGGAAATAGTGTTCAGCCACGAGCATTACGGAAGATACTATTACAAATTCATGCTGACAGTTATTCGCAAAAGTGGTGCAGTAGATATGTTCCCAATCGTTATAGAAGATTCCATTGTACGTGACAATGATTATAACGGAAAAGAAGTTGTGGTAACAGGAGCAATTAGAAGTATTGACACTTCTAAAAATCCAAACAAGCACCACAATACTAATTATATTGCAGCTGACGAAGTGGAAATCCTGGAAGAACAGGTTCCAGAGGGTGATATAAACGAAGTAGAGTTTATTGCCAGAAGTTGCACGAAAGAGCCATGTGCAAAACTTACACCAGTAACGCACAGGAAAGTTTCAAATCTTTTCGTGGCAATTCCAAGGGATTATTCGGAAAGATCCGATTTTATTCGCTGCACTTTATGGGGAAAAGGCGCTGATCTGGCGGTAGACGTTAAAAGAAATGATTACATTAAAGTAGTTGGCAGATTAATGAGCCGTGATGTTTATGTTAATGGGGAAGAAACGGAAAGTGTATATGAGATTTCCGTAAAAGAAATGGAGAAATTGGAGGATGAAGAATAACAAGAATGAAGTTCAATTATACGGTACGTTAATGGACATTCAGCCAGATGTATTTTTTAAAGATGATAAAAAGTTCAAAAGAATTTACATTGAAGTAAAACGAACTAGCGGGGCGGTTGATTTACTTCCGGTTATAGTTCGAGAAGGGCTGTCAGATGCTTTTCCGATAGGAGAACACGTTTATATCGAGGGAAGATACATTTCTTCTAACAAACATGAAAATGGAAAAAGCCATTTAATTCTTGAAATCAAAGAAGGAATAATCTCTTATGGAAATGAACAAGAAAGAGATGAAAACAAAATCATTCTGGAAGGTTATCTTTGCAAACCGCCTGTGTACCGCAGAACACCAAGTGGAAAAGAAATCTGTGATTTGATGATTGCCTGCAACGAATATGACTTGCGAAGAACAGATTATATTCCATGTATCGCATGGTGGAATGAAGCCAGAGAAGCTGCTGATTTCAAGGTCGGAGATTTCGTAAAAATAATCGGAAGAATCCAGAGCCGGATTTATCATAAAAATTTATCTGGTGATGAAGTAGAGCTTAGAACTGCATATGAGGTATCAATAGGGAGGATAATCGAGCATGAAAGTGGAAGTAAAAAAAATTTACTTGGAGAATTACAAGAAGTTTCCAAGTAAGTCTGTAGATTTGTTTCCGAGAACAGAGATTTCTGGCAGAAACAGAGAAGGAAAATCAACATTGCAGGACGCATATTTGGACGTTCTGACAGGAAAGATGGCAAATGGTACAGAACCGACTTCTATTCGCAGAAAAGAAAATGGCGTGGAAGTGCCAAAGGTTGATGTTGTAAGAGAACTTACGCTTGCGATTGATGGGAAAGAAAAAGTGATCCGCAAAATCACAAAGCAGAAGTGGAGAAAACCGAGAGGACAGTCAGAAGAGGTGTTCGATGGAAATGAAACTTCTTATGAAATTGACGGATTCCCGGTTAAATCAAAGGATTATATCGAGTTCATCCAGTCAATAGCAGAGCATTCAACGCTTCTGATGTGCAGTAATCCAAAACCATTTCTGGATACATTGCAGAAGTCAACCGCAGAATCCAGGAAGGTACTGGAAAAAATGTCTGGTTTCGATATTGCTCAGTTTATGGAAGAGAATCCACAGTACGCTCATGTGGAAGAAATCACAAAGGGGCATTCCGTAGAGGATACCTTGAAGAAGCTCCGAAAGGAACTGAATGCACAGAAGAAAAAGGTAGATGCCAAAAACACGGAGATTGCATATGAAACCAATCGAAGCGTTGAAGAAGAAGATACTTCTTCCCTAGAATCCAAAAAACAGGAGCTTAATGCGGAGCTTTCCAAACTGGAAGAACAGGAACAGATTCTTGAAGATTCAGCAAAAGGTTATGATGGCCTTACATATGAAATACGTGGTTTGAAATCTTCCAAGGATGGACTTGTTAGCAAGGCGAATGAATGGTTAAGAGCGAGACAAAAATTCATTTCTGATACAGTTTCCGAACTTAGGTTAAAAAAATCAGAAAAGGAATCAAGCATTCGTATTATTGGAATGGAACTGGATAACCACATAAGAGCAGGACAACAGGAAAAAGCTGACTTGGATAGAGCCAGACAGGACTATCCGAGAATCAAGGAAATGGAGTGGGATGATTCTGGACTGAAAGCTATTGAAACTGAAACATTCAATGATTCAGAAACTATTTGCCCGACCTGTGGACAGGAACTGTCAGAAGAACAGGTTGCCGAATTGAGAGCTTCCTTTGAAGAAAAAAAGAAAGCCAGAATTGAAGCACAGTTGAAAGTAAAAGAATCTTTTGAATCGGAGAAGCAGGAAAAACTTAAATATGTCTGCGACCTTGGAAATACTTCCGCTGCAAAATTAAAGAAAACTAACGAGGAAATAAAAAAATTACAGTCGGAAATCAGTGCGGCGCAGGATGAAGTTGCTGAACTTACTAAACAAATCGAGGAAGAACAGTCCAAATTTACGGAGCTTCCAGAATCTGTAGATATGTCAAATGATGAAGAATATCTTGCGGTTACAGCGAGAATTGCAGATCTTGAAGAGAAACTGAAATCATTTGATGATGTTCCTGGAAAGAAACAGGAATTAAGAATGCAGATCAGCAATGTTATGAAACAGATTTCCAATGTGGATGCAGACATTAAGATTGCACAGGCAGCAGTCACAGAGAAAGAAAAGCGAGTATCCGAACTGAATGAAGAACTGAAAAGCCTTGGACAGGTTCAAGCTGATATTGAAAAGAACATTGACACCGTTCTTAACTTCTCAATTCAGAAGAATAAGGCACTGGCAGAGAAAATCAATCCATTTTTCCATCATTTCCAGTTCAGTTTCCTTGATTATACGATTGAGGGAAATCCAGTGGAGACTTGCAAGATGATCTGTAATGGAGTGAATTACTTTGATGGTTTGAATTATTCTGACAAAATCTTGTGTGACATTGATTTGCTTAGAGGCTTACAGGCTTTGAATGGTTTGAATTTGCCGATTTTTGTTGACAATTCAGAGTCAATTAACACAACCAGACTTCCTAACACCGAACAGCAAATGATTGTCCTAAGAGTGACGGATGATGATTTGAGAGTGAAAAGAATCTAAATAAAAAGTCAAAAAGCATAGGTGCCGTTGCATGGCAATGAAAGTTGCCACTATACCAAACTATATGACTATAAAGAACAGAAAAAGAAAGAACAAGACAATACAGAACATCTTTCATTGCTATACACAGGCACCTATGCAAAAACAGGAGGGGAAAATGCTAACAGCAACATGGGGAAAACATTTTTTCAAGGCAGATTCCACGTATAGTAAATAAAAAATCGGTGGCATATGAATCCGGGTGAATGCCCGGAAAGCACAACAGGAAAAAATAAAACAGTTAATGAAAGAACAGGAAATTACAATTCAACATAGGACAAATTATTTCATCCTGTTTCATATGCCACTGAGCATATAAATAAAGAAAAGGAGAATTAAAATGACAGAAAACACACAGGTAGCAAATTTTAACACACAGCTTTCCTACTACACAAATCGTTATGTTGATTTAATGGAAAGAGATTTAACTTCAAGAGGAATGGAATTTGATTCCTACTCAAAGGATTGCGTAGTGGCAGCAATGGGATCTATTTTCCAGATGGTGCATGAGAGTGGAGTGAGTTTTGAAGCAATTAATGGCTCTAACCTTAAATTCATTCTGAGCAAAGTAGCAGCGTTAAAACTGAACGCAAACGCACAGCCGAGAGAGTGTTATTTCCAAATCAGAAACGTAAACATAGCGGCGAAAGGGCAGAAACCTCAGTGGGAGAAGAAAATCGAATTTGCGATTGAGGGCGATGGAAATGACGCTCTTGTAAGCAGATATGGTGTCGATGTAGCTAAAGTATTCCCGTACTGGAAAGTCAGAGAAGGTGATAAGTATATCCCACCAAGACATAAAGGTGTGGAAATCACACCGCCAGAATGGGAAGAATCTGGTGTAGGTAAGGTAGTCCGTATCGTATATCCGATTCAGTATAAGGACGGACATATTGAATACCTTTCTTGCGAAAGAGCAGATGTACTGAAGAATCTTGCGGCACATATCAAAAATAACCTCCAGAATGAAACTTTTGGAATTTGTGCTGACAGATATAAAGCTACAGATGCACAGAAAACTCAGATTGAAGCAAAGAAAAAAGAGGTTATGAAAAAAGTTTCCGAGATTGGAGAATTAGAAGCAATTATTGATTGCGAGGAATTAAGACCATATATCTCACCCTCTTATTACGAAACGCAATCCAAAGAATCAATGATTATTCGTAAGATGCGAAACAACATTATGAAGTCTATTCCTAAGAAATGGGATAATCCGGTGCAGGCTTATGAATATAACATGATGGATGCTACGTACAGGGAAGTGCAGGAAGAAATCAAACAGAATGCCAATGTAGAAGAATTCATTCCACAGCCAGAAGCAATCGAAGAAAAGCCAAAGCAGCCAACCGTAGCCGAAACCGTAAAAACAGAAGAGAAAGAACCAATCCCGGCAGCAGAGCCAGTGGAAACAGAAATTCCGTCATTTATGAGCCAGGAGGAAATGTAGGATGGAAACTTCCACAATTGTGCTTATTATTTTGCTTTCAATAGCACTTTTGATATGGATAGTAACTTTTATTCGAAAAAATGAATACAATCGAACCAATTTAATTATTCTTTTAAATGTTATTACATATGTGGTACTCATTATAATCCGACTTACAATGTAAAAGGAGAGCCAAAATGAAGCATAAATGTATTAAGATAGCAGTATTAATCACAGGGGTTACAGCAATCACAATGTTTAGTGGTTGTTCTTCCTGTAGCAGATCATTAAAATCACTATCCAGTGATATTGACGGCGGTCTGAACCGTACCGTAACTGTTTACGATTACAACGGCGGTAAAATTAAGTCCTGGTCTGGAAAGTTTGATGTTTCCGAATCAGAGAATGAAGTTTACTTTGATGATTCTGACGGAAAGAGAGTTATTATCCACGGCGGTATTGTCGTGAATGAGGAAAACTGATATGAGCAGCAGTGTAATTGAAACAATTAAAGAAGTTGTAAGCAATATGAACAGCGGACTTTATGATTTCACGGTAGATGGGAAATGTTCAGAATGCGGTTCGTGTTGTTCAAATTTTCTACCGATATCATCCAAGGAAATCAAACAGATTAAGTGGTACATTCGCAAACACCATATCAAGGAATGCAGACATAATTTCACTGCTTCATTAATGGATTTAACCTGTCCGTTTCTGATGGACGATAAGGCAAAAGAGAAATGTTCAATCTACCCTGTTAGACCGGAGATATGCAAATCATTTGTCTGCAATGACCCACAGGGAGCCAGAAAGAACAAAGCTTTAATGCATAAAAAATATAAGCCTGTTGATATGAGAGAAACGTTTTTCGGAGGTGAGTAGGAATGAGATTAGCAAGTCAGAATGGGGAAATTGATGTTCCTTATGAAATCACATCATTAAGCAGAATTGGAAATATCATAAGAGCATATGTGCCAATGGTAGGCGAAAAAGGAACAGTCATGGCTCGTTATTCGACAGATGAAAAAGCCCAAAAAGCTATGAAAGCTTTGCATAAAGTGTATGCAGGAATGTTTTTAGCACAAAACATTGAAATGAGCGATGATGATTACGAAGAATGCATAAAAATGGCTGCAAGAGGTTTCGGAATCATTAAAACCATGGTTAACAGCCCAGATATGAAATTCGAGCCTGCAAACATTGTGTTTCAGTTCCCGGAGAATGATGAAGTATGAAAGAAATAGGAAGAAAGAAAATAAATTGGGATTCCATTGTGACTGTGGAATTATCGCTTAAAGAGCTTCAATTAATAAGGGACGCAATGGTGGCTACAGATTTAAAAGATATGAAAGAATTATGGCGCGGAGCTCCTCCATATCAGCAGGACGATAAAAATATGATTGGAGAAACTGCTTCTTCAATTTTAAATAGCTACAAATAAACAGAAAGCGAGGTGATGAAAAATGTTCATGAGAATAGTAAATACAGGGAGTACACATGGAAACTGCTATGTTTTGAAATCCAACAGCGGAGAAATGCTTCTTCTTGACTGCGGATGCAAATACAAAGACATTCTGAAAGCTATTGATTACAGAACAAGTGATGTTTCTGGCGTGCTTCTTACCCATGAACACGGTTGAGTGATCACCGTGAATCATTTAAAAATCTGATGAATTTAGGTATTCAGATTTACACCAATGATGAAACTGTGGAACATCTGCAAATCATCACTGGCGAATTAATGAAAGGCGTTCCAGAAAAAAGACCATTTCGGGTTGGCTCGTTTACAGTAATACCGTTCTATTTGCCGCATACTACAAGGGATAAGGACACAGGGCAACTTATTTCATGTTTCAATTATGGGTATATCGTGGAACATGAAGAGATGGGAAAGCTGTTGTACATGACAGACTTTGAATTTTGCCGATACAATTTCAAGGCAATGCGACTGAATCACTTAGTTATTGAGTGCAACTATTGTAAAGAATTGGTTGACAAAACAGCTGAAAATTACACGCACAGGCTTAAAGGGCATTGTTCCTTAGATACTTGCAAAAGCTTGGTGAATACAAACCATACGGCAGCATTACGGACAGTAACATTGGTGCATTTGAGTAATGAAACAGCTGACCCGGAACAGATTTTGAAAGAGATAAAAGAAGCAGTGGTTTGGGATGATGCCCTGGTGCAGATTGCCAGACCTGGACTTGAAGTTAATTTGGACTTATGTCCGTTTTGAAAGGAGAAATAGATGGTATCAATTGAATTAAAAGATTGGAAAGAAGTAACAAAAGGAATTTATGTAAATCCAATTTCTGCAAATGCAGCTTATGAAATTCATATTAAATACTGGGACATGAAAACAGATATTCTTTCTGCAAATGCCGAACTTTATATAGTGAGAGATTGGCATGAAAAAGACGGAAGAAACATCAGAGAAAGAGAAATACTGCTTGATTATGCATCTGTTATGGATTGTATTTGGAAAGCAGTTGAAGATGATAAGGAAAACAATTCGACTGAATAATTGAAAGGAGAAAATTAATGCCAAAAAAATTTAGAAACTATGTAATTAAAGGACAGGAGCATGTAGACCGTAAAGCAGGAAAAACAATTCCTTCAACTAGTGCATGGCGCTCAGTAAGAGATATGCTTCCAGAAGCTCCAACTGATGATACCACATGTTTGTATTATGTAAAGCTGAAAAACTCTGAAAGAATCATCATGCTTGCATATACTGGAAATGGCGAATGGACTGACACAGAAGGAAAAGAATACAAAGGTATAGAGACATGGCTTGAATATATGCCAAAAGAACATCCGATAGTCGAAAGAAAAACTTTCTTAAATGAAGATATTTTGAAAGCTATTGTTTCTGATTATATGGAAAAAACTGAAGGAGTTACGGTTAATACAAATAATGTATTTTTTAAAGTAGGAAGAAGATCTGTCGGCTATGGAATTAGTGAACATGAGGAATTGGTATTTATTGGATGTGATGTGATAGCTATAGGGGAGGGAAATTGAAAATGAGCGTATTCAGCGTACCAGTAACGATTGGTGTCAATGAGGAAGAAATTGCAAAGGAAATCCGTAAAAATGTTGAGGACAAGGTAGTTGAAAAAATTACCAAAGAAATCAAAGGAGTTATTTATAAAAAAGAGTTATATGGTAGTAGAGAAACCAATGAGCCGTTGTGTAGGATGATACATTCTCATATTTCCGAGATACTAGAAGAGAATAAAAACGTGATCGTACAGGAAGCGGCAAAAGCCTTGGCAGATAAGATGATTAAAACCAAGGCTGTGAAAGAAGCAATAAAAGAAACTATTGAGAAAGTCAAGGAGGATTAATCAATGAAAATCTTCTTAAAAACACTTGACAAACTGAAAAAGCCAGAACCTTCCGAACAGGAATGTAAGTACGACAAAGGTTGGAATGACGCAATCAAGAAAGTTGAAGAACTGATCTGTTCCTACAGTCCTGCGGATATGTGGATTCCAACAGATGTGAAGTTACCGCCAGAGCCAGATGTGAGAGAAAGCCCAGAAGATAAGATAAAATACAACGTTACCATAAAAGACGCCGAGTTACCAACAACCCTTACATATTTAGGCGGTGGAAGATGGGGCATGGTAGAAGAACACGGAATTGCATATTACCCAGTCATTGCATGGCAACCAATGCCACCAGTATACAAACCAGGGAGGTAACACCATTGGAAATAACAATCGGAATCGGCACAGATGAAATTAAAGAAATCATCATGGAGCATATCAAAACAAAAGGATTCAACGTAACAGAAGATGATATTTCCTTTGTTATCGGGAAAGAAGAAACTGTAACAGGAAATACAAAGAAAATCAAACACGCACTTATTAGATGCGACATTCAGATTGAGAGGTGATTGTATGGGATTTAATGTAGTTGTATTATCCGGGCGGCTGACAGCTGACCCGGAAATACGAATGGGAACTAACGACACTAAGATTGCCAGATACACATTGGCGGTTGATAGAGAAAAAAGAAAGAACACAGAGCGTAAAGCCGACTTTATACCATGCGTAGCACTTGGAAAGAATGCAGAATTTGTTGAGAAATTTCTGAAAAAAGGAATGAAAATTAATATTAGAGGGAAATGGCAGACTGGAAGTTATACGAACCAAAATGGTGAAAAAATATACACAAATGACTGTTTTGTGGAATCACATGATTTTGCAGAAAACAAAGGTCAGACAGAGAATCCACAGAAACCAGATACACGACCAGTACCGCCGCCGGAACCTAGTTTCATGGATGTGCCAGATTTAGGCAGTATGGAAGATGAATTTCCGTTTAGTTAGGAGTGATGAAATGGTACAAACAGGACAGATTATTTATTTTAGCAATCAGAAAATGATGTGCTTTGATGTTGAATCTATTGAGGATATTACTGAACCGCCAGAACAAATAGAAACTACATCGGTTTATGGCGAGACAAGAACGTATGCGCCGGCAATAATGAATCCAACAACTCTTTACGTTACTGGAAAGGAACTTGTAAAACTTGATCCAACAACCATGAAACGCATTGCCAGATACAATCTTGAAGAAGAGAATAAATCTCTTTTAGAAGAAATCGCAGAAAGAAAAAAGGTTATTGATGATCTTGAACAGAAAGAACAGGTTTTGCGTGACAGGTTCAGAAAGGCAATAGCTGCATTCAAAGAAATCATGGAAAATGGTTACTATGATGAGGGCGAAGATGAATACGAGAGTGAATGGGAGTGATTAAATGAAACCAGTTTTAGAAACAAAGTCTACATACAAAGGTTATCCATATGTGGTTCTGTTTATGCCAGGAGCATACAGATGCGGATATGTTGGTATACCTTACAGCCATAAGTTAGCAAAGAAAAGTGTTGATGATTTAGGTTATCTTGACTGTCATGGTGGAGTTACTTATTCAGAACCATTTCTACACGATTGTGACGATGATGATACATGGTGGATTGGATTTGACTGCGCTCATTGTTTCGATGGTTATGATATTGAGATAGCAGAACAGTATTTCGGGGAAGAACCAGACTTCAAAAAAATGCTTAAAATAATGGGAGATTACTGGCGAGAATTAAACAAAAATCCAGATTGCAAAATTCGTTCACTTGCCTATGTTAAAGATGAATGTAAGAAACTCATTGACCAGATTGGAAAGGAGTGATGCCTGGTGGATTATAGTAGAGTTTTCGCTATGAAGCGAGAACGAGAGAATCGAATAAAAAGGATATGTCCAAGCATTCCATATTCTAGTGGTATATACGTGTTTTACCGAACTGACGAAGCCGGAATAAACCGAGCGTATTGTGGACAGGCAGTCAACCTTTGCGAGAGATGTGCGAGCCATTTAGGCGAATATGACCACATAGCATTAAGCCTTAAAAAACATAAGTTTTACAGTGAAAGTAATCCTACTGGTTGGAAACTTTCATATAGAACATGTAGAAAGGATGAACTTGACCAGAAAGAAATTGAAACAATCAAGGCTTTTGCAGATAAAGGCTTCCAGATGTACAACGTTACAGCTGGTGGCCAGTCAGCTGGAAAGCAAGTAACAGGGCAATATAAACCGCCCAAGACATACAGACAGGGAATTCAACAAGGCAAAATAACCCTTGCGCGAGAATTAAAACACATCATTGATATTCACTTAAATGTATCAATCAGACCAGAAAAAGCAAATAACAAAGTATCTATTAAGGCGTTGGAAAAATTCAACGACTTACTCAACGAAGAAAATTATCACTGATTCTAACACACCAGTAGTTCTACTGGCTAAATTCCAAAGATAAAAAATAAAAAAATGAATAGAGGTGAGTTTTGTGTCAGAAAACACAAACGAATGTGTAATTGAGTGGATTCCCGGAAGAGATTATGTAGGACTTACTGCTAAGAATGGGAGTACCTGGAAGAACAGATGTGAGGAATTAGAAAAGGAATTTCCAGACGATGTAAAAATTCTTGCCAGAAATAATGATGGATCTATTTTCGCTCACTTGCCGTATTCCTACATTAAAATCAATCCACCGAGAAAATATTCCGATGAAACAAAGAAGAAAGCTGCGGAAAGATTAAATAAAATGCGTGTAGAAAAAAGCAATACTGCGGAAGAAAATCCGTTTTGCCTATGAATTACCGTCAGAGAAAATATAATGAGGGGCAATCTGCTAGAAATGATATTTACAGATTTCTTGTCAAGTATTTTGAGAAACACGGATATATGCCTTCTTATGAAGAAATTATGGATGGAACAGACCTTACAAAGTGTACCGTCCAGAGACATATGCGGCAATTGGAGATGGATTCTCTGATTGCCACAGAACATCCGGGAATATCGAGAGCATACCGTTTGACGGAATACAGATACGAAAGGAAAAAATATGGGAAGCAAATTAAAGATGAAAGCGCCAAAGAAAAATAGGGTGTTGGAATGTGACAATCAGATGTCACAGGCATTCGCCAGAGCCATGCAGAATTCACGTAAAGAGCTGGAAGTCATGCAAGATCAAGCCTATAACGATGGCTTCAATACTGGTGACGACTGGGCGAATACAATTAACACGGTAACAACTATGTTGGCATTACGGAAATTACATGGTTTTTCCACTAAAAGACTTTTGGACGTGATTAATTGTGCAAATGAGTTTGTGGGCCAAGCGAACCGTGGAGAAAGAAGTTTTATGAGCATGGTTGAAGAGTTGGAACTTGAAACAGATGTGCGGATTCCAGATTTGAATAAAGAATTGGTCAGAAGATTTGGAGTGTAAATATTATGGATTTAGAACAAAAAGCAATTGAGAGAATTCGACTTGCATCTGATCTCTCGTTGAAACATTATGGAAAGCCACTTGTATGTGAGTATTCCGGTGGAAAGGATTCAGATGTACTTTTGCAACTATTCAGAATGGCTGAAATTCCTTTTGAAGTACACAACTCTCACACCACAGTAGATGCACCGCAAACAGTAAGGCATATCAAAACTGTGTTTTCTGAATTGGCAGACAAGGGTATCAAATGTGAAATCGACTATCATGTGCAGGAAAATGGCAAACGTCTTACTATGTGGAATCTTATTCCAAGAAAGCTGATGCCACCTACCAGAATTGTTCGGTATTGCTGCCCAGAACTAAAAGAGGGTGGTAATCCAAACAGAATGATTGCGACAGGTGTTAGATGGGCTGAGAGTAGAAAGCGAAGCAACAGAAGCCCATTTGAAGTATTAGGACGGACAGCAAGCAAAAGCATCGGTGTTTCTGATGAAAAAATGCTTATCACTGACAATGATAATACTAGAAGATTATTTGAAAATTGCCAGATGAAAGCAAAAACAGTAGTCAATCCAATTATTGATTGGACAGATCAGAATATCTGGCAGTTCATTGGTGAGAAAGACATTCAAGTATGTGAACTGTATCAATGCGGATATAACAGGTTAGGCTGTCTAGGTTGTCCGCTTGCGTCAAAGAAGCAGAGGGAAAAGGAAATGTATGATTTTCCAAAGTACAAGCAAGCCTATATACGTGCTTTTGACAGAATGATTGAGGAACGCAAGCGGCGTGGAAAAGATGTGAAGTGGAGTTGTGGTGAAGAAGTCTATCTATGGTGGATGCAAGATAACAATGTAGTTGGTCAGATGGAATTATCTGATTTTATTGAGTATTAAAATCACGTACTAACTGCACAATAGCGTGCCAGTTGCTTACATGGGGAAAGTGAGGATGGAAATGAAAAAATTATCGGCGGAGATATCCATCTTGACGGAGTAAATGCTAATAGATGGATTGAGATATCAAAAGAAACTTTAGAAAAGTATTTTGTAGAGGTGGAAGTATGAGCGATAAAAGTAAAATTTACGATTACATAAAAAGAACAATAAATCCATACGGGAAACCTTTTGAAGGAACGGCTTACGAGTTGGGACTTAAAATCATGGATTATATCGAAAATATGGATGATGAGAAAGAAAATGGATGGATTCCGGTCAGTGAGAGATTGCCGGAAGACGAAAAAGAGTGTCTTGTAACTCTTGAAAAAGTCTATGGAACACCTGAAAAGCTTTATGGAATTGCGAATTATTTAAAATTTGGTGACGCCGGATACTGGAACGAAAAGAAATATGGGTATCTTGAATGGGACAAATATTCGGACGGACACGGCGGAACAAGGATGTATAAAGTTATCGCCTGGACGCCACTTCCAGAGCTATATAAGGAGGGCTAAATGGGATATTGTAAATTAGAGTGTCCGGACGGTGAAACACAGTGCTGCATCTGCTGTGATAAACAAGGCGGTTGCGATAACCGGTGTGACATGATGGACAGCTATGAATACGCAGAGGAATGCGAAGATTATGTCAAGGAGGATGAGCCATGATTACATTCTTATTAGGACTTACACTTGGAATCATAGTCGGAGTAACTGGTCTTGTGTGTGTAGCGATCATGTACGACAAGCACCACCCAGGCGAATAGAAAGGAGAGACAAATGGAAGCTTTAAAAGCGGCTTTTATGACTGGAGTAGCAATCTACATTTGGTGTCTTGTATGGCGTAGATTAGAGTTGATGATTTACGGTGAAATCCAGCCAAGAAAAATTGATGATATTATGACAGGTATCTTTGCAATAACACTTTTTATAGCATTATTGAAATGAGGTGAGATTATGCTGACAAGGAATAAGAAGCTGAAGGACTACGGTATTCCGGCAGAGGACATTGAAAAACTGAATACGATGCTGAAAGACT